GTCTGATAAGCGTAGACGATGAATCGCCCCCGGTCAACTAGATAACGAAAAAACAACTAGAGACCCTCGTAGGGGGCTAGATCCCCCCACGTACGGCCGATCTCGATATCCACCTTAAGCGGTACCCCGCACGATTCCCATCCCTCCATGATGCGCCTCGCTTGCTCCGCAAGCTCTGAGACGTCCCCCTCTTCCACCTCGAAGATGATCGAATCGTGCACGGTCATGACCACCCGGGCCCCGATCCCGTCCTCCTCGATCCACCGCGTGAGCGCCACGAGAGACGCTAGACAATACTCCGAGCCGCTCCCCTGCACCGGCGTGTTGTAGCTCGCCCGCTCTCCGTGGCTCACCTTCCCGGCGTCCGTACGGTCTCCGAGATCTGGGAGCGGTCTCCGTCTCGCCGGCTCGCCTCCCCATACGCTCCACGTCTCCCCCGTTCGTGTCGCCGTCTTCGCGGTCTTCTCAATCCACGCCCGGAGAGAATCGAAGCGTCCGAGAACGATCCGCTGTGCGGTCTCGGCTTCTTCTTCGGAGATCTTCGCGAGACTCGCGAGCGCGGCGGCGGACTGTCCGTAGACCGTGCCGAAGTTAACCCACTTGCACACGGAGCGGCGGCGCTTCTTCTCCGCGCGGAGCTTCTCGCGGTCTTCGTCGCTCGGGGCTTCGTCTTCCGTGAAGCCTAGCCCGCACGTCTCGAAGTCGCTCCCCCATACCATCGAAGAGACTAGCGAAGCGGTCCGGGTGTGGGGGTCTTCGCCGGAGCGGAACGCTTCGAGCATCGTAGGGTCTTGCGAGAGCATCGCGGCCACCCGCATCTCCAGGGTGGAATAATCCACCTGCACGAGCACGGAGCCGGGCGGCGCGGTGAAGATCCCCTTAATCTTCTTCGCGTGCTCTCCCCTGCTCGGGATCGTCTGTAGGTTAGGATCGGAACACGAGAGCCGGCCCGTCTCCGTCCCCGTGGGATTGAGACTCGCGCGGATCCTTCCGTCTTCTTCGAGCGCCTCCGAGAGACCGCGAGCATAGGTCCCGTTTAACTTCGAGATCGTTCGGTGCTCTAGCAGCGCGGCCACCACCGGGTGCGACCCTCGAAGAGCTTCTAGACTCTCCTTATCGGTGCTCGGCTTCTTATTCTTCGCGGTCACCTTCACCGGCGTAAGACCTAGCCCGCCGGCGCTCTTCTTCCCGAAGAGAAGCGCCGCCAATTGTGCGGAGCTACTCGGGTCCACTCCCGGCGCGTGTCTGCGAATCTCTTCGAGTAGCTCCGCCTCTCGCCTATCAAAGAATCTCGCGCTCTCTGCGAGCGCCTCGCGATCTACGAACATCCCTACGTCTTCGAGCTTCGCAAGCGCCCACGGGACCGCGTGAAGATGCGAGCGCCATAGGCGGGAGAACGCCGGGACCGCCTCAATCTCCGCGGAGAGCTTACGGTAGAGAGCCTCCGTCGCCACTACGTCCCGCGCGTTATACCGGTGGCATATGTCCCGGTCCATGAGTCCGTACGTGTAGGCGGCTTCGTGGGCCCGTGAGAGCGCCGCCACTACCCACGGATCCGGGAGCGGTGCCTCTGAGTCTCCGAGCGCTTCGAGCGCTAGATTAGTCTTCCCCATGGGGCTCGCCTTCGAGGTGCGTATCTTCTTCCACCCGTGCGCGATGATTCCCCGCCGCTCTTCTTCGGTGGGCTCTCGGGTGACCGTGGGGACCTTGCGGCGCTGGGTCTTCCCGGTCTTCTCATTCACTCGCGTCTCGTACTCGAAGTCCACCACCACGGGCTTCTTGCTCTCGCGCCGGAGCGTCCGTAGTGCCTTCGTCTTCTTCGCTAGGTCTTCGCGGGCTTCGTCCTTATGTCCCCCGAAGCCAACGGACCACGCGAGCGGGTCTAGTCCGCCGGCTCCGTTGGCTTTTACTTGCTTCGCGTGGATCATCGTATCCGCTTCGAGGGAGTCCGCTTCGAGGTAGAACCCAAAGTGAGAGAATACGGAGCGAATCTCGTACTTCGCATTATGGGCCACGTGCTTAGATCTTCGGAGGATCTCCACGATGTACGCGCGGCGCGGGTCCTCCTCTGCTAGAGAGTCTTCGGGCCACACGTAGCAGGTATCCGAGCCGGGGCGCATGGACGCGAGCGAGACGATCCTGAAGTCCGTAGACCGAAGGCGTCCGTACGTCTCCACGTCGAAGACGTGAACGCCTCCCGCGATCTCGTCTCTAGCGGTCTTCGCCTGCTCTTCGGTCTCGATCACCTCGTAGGCCGTACCGCTGTAATCGTCTAGGTCTTCGAGCGCTACGCTCTGAGCCCACTCGATATCTTCTCGAAGGTCTCGCTGTAGGATTGAATTGCGGGAGACGTGGTAGGGGTCCGGGAAGAAGAAGACCACCGCCCCGGACTCCATACGCCGCCACGTCCGGCGGACTCGATAGACCGGAGCCGTATCCCCCACGAGAGAGATCGAAGCCTCTCGCCCGAAGGCGAAGATCCTCGAAGGCGCGGCGGCGTCGATAGCTTCTGCGAGGTGGGGCCTACACGCCGCGATCTCTTCGACGTCTCCGCCCGGTGCTCTCACTGCGTACTCGAATCCCGTATCATCGCCGCACACTCGCCGGATCACCCGGGCCGTGTCGGCTTCGAGCGGAGAAGAGAGCGCGCGTCCGGTCCCGTAGCTTCGTCCAGTGGGTGAGGAGAAGACTACGAGCGTCCGCCCCTTATCCCTAGGTTCGTAGCCACCCAGACACGTCTTCTCTTCTGGCGAGCTTCGTAGCTTGCAACGTAAGCAATCCGGGCTGAACTTCACACGCTCCGAGCGCTCTACCTCCGTGGACTGAGAATCGAAGATCGGGAGCTTCACGATCCGCCGCCTAGCGTGTGGATCTGCCGCTCGATACGCGCGCGGAAGGTCTTAGGGTTAATCCGCGCGAACGTCGGTACGTCTTCACGATTAGCCACACACCACGAGAGCGCGTCTTCGGCATGTTCGACCACGATAGACACCGCGCCGCGTAGCGTCGAAGCCTCTCGCACTTGCGCCTCCCATGAATCGCTAGACCCCTCCGGGATCTTACGAGCGATCTCCGATAGCGTGGACAGATCGATCTTAACCTTCGTCCCGTCTTCGAGAAGCAAGAACGCCACCCCGTCCGCGGTCTTCGTCTTCGTGATCTTCTTACCCTCGAAGAGCCCGCCTTCCTGGTAGACTGGCGAGAGCCCCCCGGCTTCCTCGGTATCTCTCGCGCTGTTCTCCGACTCCTCTACGATCGCTCTTCTCTCCTCGTCCTCGTAATCCATGGGAGCCGCCGGGGGCTCTTCCGGTCCCGTAGACTTCGAGCGCTCTACGGCGTCTCTCCACTCGGAGCGAGCCTCTTCGGTCTGCGATTCCCTAGCGTCTAGCGGGTAGCGCTGTAGGTACTCCCTCGCGAGCGTGAGCGCCTCCGCGATCGTGTCCGTGGTTATGCGGATCTCCACCCGGAAGCCGTCCGGGCGCGTGTCTACGTCGAAGCCTTGGAATCGTGCGACCATGCGCACCCCTTACGCCGGGTCACGTAAATCGGTATCTGATTCATGATCCACCGCCCACGCCACCGCCTCCGCGATCTTCTCCGGCTCCGTACTCCCTAGGTCTTCGCACGGGGGGAGCGCAAGCGCGTACGCTCGGACCCCTGAGAGCCTGAGAGAGCGCGCCACGGATAGACCCTCTCTCCATGCGTCCCCGTCTAGAGCGATAACCACGGGGCGGTCTAGGACGCGGAGCCGGCCGATATGGTCCGGGGTCGGCTTACCTAGACACGCGACCGCGGTAGGCCAATGTCTTAGCGCGTCGAAGGGTCCCTCCGTCACCACGAGCGGAGAAGAGCCGGTAGACAGCGCGGCGTCATTGTAGAAGGTGACCCGGCGATTCATTCCCTCCGCCGTGTGGTACTTCCGGCCACGCTCTAGGATCGTTCTTCCTACCCATCCGAGCCGGGTCCCGCTAGGTGAATCGATCGGCATGATTATACGCCCGCGGTGCTTTCCTCGAATCGCGTAGCCTAGCCCGGCCCCCTTCACCGCCTCGAAAGAGATCCCCCGTTCTCGTAGATACTTCCGCGGAGCTTCGAGAGATCGGGCCATACCAGGAAGCGCGTGAAAGTCAGACGGCTCTTCGACTTCCGTAGGGACGTCTTCCCACCCCTCGGAGTCATCCTCGAAGCCGTCCGCGTCATCGAACCCGGGGAGCCTTCCGCGGAAGTCACAACGGAAGCACCGCCACCACCCGTTCCTCGTGTTGACGGAACAGGATCGTTTTCGATCCGCTCTCCCTACCCGGTCAATACACGCGGGGCACCCTACACGAACATGGCCGGAAGCCCCCGCCGTGAGACCGCGAACGGCCTCCGCGATCTCGAATCTGTAGCTCATGCGAGAAGATCCCCGCCACGCCCCACCGGAGCGATTCGGCCGATATCTAGATCCGTGGGGATGGGCCCGATCGTTCTCCCGGAGCCCGGTCCGCGGTTCTTCCCCACGATGTAGCTACGCTCGTCCGGCGCGTCTTCGGGGCGGTCGATTAGAATCACCGCGTCCGCTATGTCTCCCTTCCGCCGCGAGTCTCGTAGATCCTGCGCGGTGGGTTGCTTCTTCCCCTGCCGGTCCTTTAGCTGAGAGCCGGTCACTACCCAGTTCCCATAGTCCACCGCGATCTGCCGGAGACCTTCGTAGACCGTCCCCATAGCTTCATAGAGATTCTTTTCCCTGCCGGTGCCGGAGAGCTTATCGGCGTAGTCCACCAGAAGCACGTCGAAGCCACCGCCGAATTCAGGATGGTCTTCGAGCGCTTGATCTATCAACGCGCGGAGCTTCGAGACCGGCGAACCTTGCGGGAGGTACTCGCAAGCGATAGCGCCCACACTCGGGACCGCTAACATACGATCTAGAGCCGACTTAGACGCCGGGGTGGACTTGCTCACGTCCTCCATGCTGTGACCCGTGATCCACGAGATAATTCGTACCATCGTAGACGGTACGGATTCCTCCGTAGGGACGTAGATAATCCGCTTCCCTGCGAGCCAATTAAAACACGCGATATGAACCATCATCGCCGTCTTTCCCACGTTCTGATCTGCACCGATCACGGTGAGAGTCTTCGGGAACACGCCGCCCCCTAGAGCGTCGTCTAGCTGATTAATCCCGGTCGCTAATCGGCTCGCTCTGCGTAGCTCTTCGATCCCTCCCCACACGGAGCGGGATAGCGAGACGGAGCCCGTAGCGCTTTCCTTCCCGATCTTCTCCACCGCTTCGATCTCCGCGGCGTAGCGGGTGAGCGGCTTCCCCTTGCCCGCTGCTAGAGTCATATCCGAGAGCACTTGATCTCGCTGGCGTCTACGAACTACCTCCGCCGCCTCCGCTACTAGCTGGTCTAGGGACCCTACAACGTCCCCGCGGTCTTCCACCTCGTCTAGCATCGCCGCGATTTGATCGAAGTCCGAAGAGCGTAGCGCTCCCTCTTCGACGCGAGCCTGTATCCGGCGGAGCACGAGGAGAGGATTAGAGGGGCCCTCTCCGCTCTCCCTCGCGATAGCAGAGCACGCCCGAAGGATCTCCACGCCGCGGCGCTCCCGTAGGCTCTCGGCTTCGAGGTGGGTCCCTATCAGTGACCAGAAGCGCGGGTGGTAGACACACGCATGGAGTAGCGAGCGCTCGAATTCCGCGGGCCATGGGTACGGCTCGGGGTTATCGGGATCAATCGGTCGGAGGTGTCTAATCGTGTCGGTCATGCGTTCCAAATCCATGCCCCACGACGTAGGGCGAGCCGGTCCCTCTTACGCGCCTGAGCCTCTTCGGCTTCGGCTTCGCGTTCTGAATAGTCTACCCCGCGGGGGAAGTGTCGCGAGACGATCTCCGTAGCTTCTTCGACGCTCGCGGGACGCACGCGGAGAAGCTCCATACGCGCCGCCTGTAGCGCCTCGGAGTGTGCGTCCACCTTCTCCCCCGAGAAGACCACGCGATCGAATCTCCGCGCGTCTCGCTTGAATCGCCATAGGCGATCCGCTACCGCCTTCGGACTCGCGAGCGTGAAGAACTTAGGGGGGCGCTTCGTTCGCTCGTACTCTTCATCCCACGCCCACGCGAACCACTCCCACGCGCTTACGCCTTCGCCGCGAAGGTGCTTCGCCGCCTCCGCGATTGAATCGACGCGCTTCCCGGGGCCGCCGTTGTACCGGCGTCCAGTGTGGCGCAGATAGACCGCGCCCCACGCGAGCGCCATAGCGTCCGCGAGCGCCTTCGCTTCATCCTCCCGGGGTAGCAGCGGCGGGGGCGGGTGCTCGTACCGTGGACGCGGTGAGACGCTCTCCACGACCGCCCACACCTCCGGGGACGGAGACCACGCGCCGGGAACCACGAGCCGATCACGACCGAAGAGACACCCGGCGCGGACTCCATCCGGCGCGGAGCCGTCCCTGTGGAATCGGAGCGATCGCCCCTCTTCCGGGGCCCGCTTCGTCTGGCGCTCTGAGAGCCTCTCTAAGAGCCTCGAAGCGGTGCCCGGGTCCGCTGGTACCTCTGGAATGCTAGGAACGCTCTCCGGCTCTACTGGGTGCCCTCCCGCCGCTGTATCACTCTCAGGGTCGGAGACGCCCGGGGGGCGGAGCCCCTCGGGCGATTCTATGGATTCTTCCGGCTCTAAAGAATCGGTGCCAGATTCTTTATTTTTATTTCTTGCTCTCTCTCTTGCTCTTGCTCTTGGCTTCGAGGGGGCATCAGAACCGGTTTCGTACCCCCTTCGATGCCCCTTCGATGCCCCTTCGATGGGGCTTCGATGCCCCTTCGATGGGGCTTCCGCTTCGATGTTCCATGGCTCCCCGTAGCGATCGAAGAAGCGCAGGTAGAGCGCACTCGATTTAAACGGTGCGATCTGTTTTACGACCCACGGCCGGCGGCGGTCTCCATCCTTGAGAGTCTCCCCCACCTGAAAGCGACCCATCTCGCGGATCCACACAAGCGAAGCACCTTCGTCACGCTCTAGAAATCCGATCCCTTCGAGCACCTCTAACGCCTTCGAGATCTTGGATTCATCCAGCCCGGTGTCCGTGCTCGCATACGGTAGCGGGAGCCGGTAGAGCCCGGTGGCTTTCGCGTGGGGGCACGAGATCAGATATAGCGCCACGAATCCCACGATGGGCCCGGCGTCTCGCATCGCGCGGCCGGTCTCACCCACCCAGAACTCCGGGGCGATCTTCGAGTAGTCTCGGCTCACCCTTCCACCTCTTGATCTTGCATCTCGCGAAGACGGTCTAGAACACGCGAGAGACCTTCTTCGATTGCGAGTCTCAAAACGTGCGAGTGTTTCACGCGGAGCGCTCGGGTCTTTCCTTCTACCCGTAGGTCTTCGTCCCACGCCTTCTTAACGATTTTATCCGCGGCCTTCGCGGTCCGGGGGGATAGACCTACGGTCACGTACTTGTCTCTGGGTCCGTTCATGCTCTCCACTTACGCGGGAAAACTAAACCACGAAAAAACCCCGCCGAAGCGCCACACTCCGACGGGGAAGAAAGACCGGACGAAGACGCTCGTCCGTATGTGTGTTCGTTATGGTCTGCGCCTGCGCGGCTGTCAAGTGTCGGACCATAGGTCACGCACCACGACGCAGTTGAACCCCTCGCGGCGCATCGCTCGGATTCTCTCCTTCGCGTGAGCGTGTAGCCACCGGTTACCCTTGTCCCCGATATCGTAGACGATGAATCGATTCTTTCCGTCTGTACGTCGGGAGCCTCTCCCTACTTGCTGGAGAGTCTCGATTACCGATTTCCCTCCGGCCGCGTTGATCACGGTGCGAAGCTCCGGGACGTTCACACCTTCCGCGAAGACCTTAGTAGAGATTATAAAATCGATCCGCGAGTCTTCGAGGCGAGCTAGAGCGGCGGCGCGTTGCTCCGTGTCTCGGTTCCCGTCCACCACTTCCACGTTGATACCTGCCGCGCGTGCTAGGTCTCGAAGCGTCCGCGCGTGCTCGATACGACGGACGAAGACCATACCCGGGCTCTCTCCGTCCGCGAGTGTCTTCCGCATCGCTTCCACCACGAGACGATTCCTAGGCTTAGAAGACACGATTAACTCTTCGTAGACCTTCCGGTAATCTCCTTCGCTCTCTGGGCTCGCTCTCTGCTCTAGGGGGAGAATCCGTATCTCCGGCTCTGAGAGCATCCCGGCGTCTATCAACTGCCGCGCGGAGATCTCGTACTCGATAGGACCGATCGCCGCTACCGCCATAAGCGAGCGGCGGTCCCCTCGATCGAAGGGAGTACCGGAAAGACCTACGCGGTAGGTCGCTCGGGAAAACTCCCGGATGGTCTCGTAGAAGCTACGAGCCGGGGCCGTGTGGCACTCGTCTACGATCACCCCGTCGATTGAGCGGGCTAGGTCTGCGAAGCGCTGGGAGCCTCTCGCGCGGTGGAGTGTCTGTAGGGTGGAGCACGTGAGCCGCTCGCCTACCTCCCATCGTCCAGCGCCCACGAATCCCGCCGGCGGTTCGTCGGTCGCGAGCGTCTCCCACCGCTTCGCTACGTCGTCGGCTAGGTTCCCGCGGTGGACGCAGAATAGCCACCGCCCCGGGATCGCCTTCGCTATCGCTACCGCTACTCTCCCCTTCCCTCCGCCGGTCGGGATCTTGATTACCCCTCGCCCGTACAGGCTCGCGTTCACGGTAGCCGCTACGATCGCGTCCACCTGATACGGCCTCATGGTTAGGGGCTCCGCTCTGAGTCTCTCCGCGAGCGCCTCCGGGTCCGCTAGGGTCTTCGTCCTATGGTCGGAGATAGCCAGCCCCATGTTCTGAGACTGAGCCCCCTTAGCCACGAGAGGGATTAGACCTACCGGGAGCGTCCCTCTCTTGCGCGAGAATAGACGGATCCGGGTAGGGCCCCCGTAGTAGCCCATCCGCTCGCGTCGCTTCGCTTTCGTATCCTCGAAGCTCACGAATTCATCTAGCCACGAGAGCGCCTCTTCACTCCCCGTCACTCGTGCTTCGCTCCCGTTCTCGATTACGATTCTAAGATTCATCGCGACCCTCTACTTGATTCCCCCACACGTCCCACCCGGGACGCTCGCGCCGCGCGAAGATCTCCGCGCGTGGACCGGGGGAGACCCCCTCGATTAGCGCGTAGCTCTCCTCCGGCTTCCTAGAGTGTTCGGTCCGCTTCACGAGCCCGCCGCCCACGAGACTAGACCACGAGCGGGATTCCGAAGGGAGCCGGCCGCGGATACCGAAGAGCATAATTTCATGCTGTCCGCGGAGGTACTGGCCTAGACCGATTGACGTCTTCGCCCATACCGCGTTCGTCACGTACCGGAAGCCTAGGGCCTTCATGACGAAGAGCCCATCTTCTAGGAAATTATTCGTGACCCATAGCCATAGGTGGCACCCTTCCGCGTGGGGCTGGAAGAGCGGAGAGCGGTAGATCGTGTCCACGATCTGAGGGGTCTTCATGATCGGGTAGTGACGGTCCGCGCCGCGCTTGTACTTACCGCCCCCGCGCTCGTACCAAGGGGGGTCCGCTAAGATGCACCGGTACCCGCTCACGCCGGGGCCCCGATCTGCTCACGGATAACGGCGCGAGCCTTGCGGCACCTGTAGCGCCAGTGATCGTAGCCGCGGCGCTCCGGGTCGGAGTCCGCAAGCTCCCGCGGTCCGCCTCGAAGGATCCACGAGAGGTTCTCGGAGAACGCCTCCGCCACCACGGCGTCCACGTCTCCTAGAGCTTCGAGCGCTCTCGCGAGCCTAGCGAGCTTAGAGCGCGTCTCTAGCTGGTGTCCGGGGTCGAAGTACCGCGGAGCCTCTCGGCTCGCTACGGCCGTCTCTGCCGCCTCTCCGCGTACGCTCTTCGCTTGCTCCGTGTAGGCGTACTCGCGATTCTTCGGAGTGTGTACGGGCTGGATTGTCTGGTAGCTCCAATTGAGTAGCCCGCGGCGGATCGCCCCCTTCACATAGGCGCGGCGCGTCCCCTTCTCGGGGTCATAGTGTGGGATCGCTTCGAGAGCGATCCGCCACGCTTCCTGGTTCACGTCTTCCGGGATGAGGCTAGGCCACGCGCGAGCGTGGTCCCGGGCTTCGTAGGCTACGATCTGAGAGATATCGTCCATGGTGTCCCCCTTAGTCCTCGTCTTCGACTAGAAGCGCGTGAGCCATCGTAGCTTGCGTCTGAGAGAGCCGGGCGCGTAGCTCTGGGAGCGCGCGAGACAGGATCCCCTCGTAGGTCTCCACCTTGCTCTGTGCCTTCGTGAGCGCGTCCACCTTGCTCTGGATCGCGCGCTTGCCCGCGTCTGCTAGTCCCTTCTTCTGGGTAGCGATCACGGTATCGATCTCGTCTACCACCGCGTCTAGGACGCCTTCCAGAACCCCCTCCGTCTTCATGGCGGGGATATCGGAGTAGAGCTTGTGGCCCGTCACCTCGCGGAACACGGTAGCCCACGAGCGCCACACGTCCACGCTACCAGCGGGCACGAAGTAGAAGCCTCCGCCGGGGCGAATGCTCACCGCGTCCAGACGATGAAGAAGAAGCCGCGGGAGCCATAGCGAGAGATCTTCCGCTACGTAGGTCTCTCGGTAGTGGTCGAAGCCCGCGAGCACACGAGCCGCGTCCGGGTGCTCCGGGTCCGATACCATCGGGGAGCCGCTCTCGCGGTCGTACCACGCTCGGAGACCCTCCGAGAATCGTAGGTCGCGCGTCTCCGTCTCGCCTACCGTAACGACCACATAACCCCCGCGGGGGTGAGCCTCTACGCGCCGGCTTCGGCCCGTCGCGAGAGCGTCCACCGCCCGGCGGATCGCTCGCTTCGGGCTCGGGTCTTTCGGCAGAATTGAAGCGTCCAGCCCGTGACGCTTCGCCGCTTCTCGGAGAGCTTCTACGCTCACCTCCCCGGAGAGACGCCAGTAGGCGAAGACGCCGGTGACGCCGGGGATATCTTGATTCGTTCCCGTGATCCTGAATTCTCGCATGTTCGATTTCCTTTCGTGTGTTCGTTGGTTCGTGTGTTCGTTGGTTCGTGTGTTCGTTGGTTCGTGTGTTCGTTGGTTCGTGTGTTCGTTGGTTCGTGTGTTCGTTAGCGGGGGATCTTGATCTCCTGCCCCCATGAGACCGGAGCCTTACAGTCCGGAGTGATCAGCCAAATCGTGGGGACGCTGGGAGCCTTGCTCGGAGCCGGGCCCCCTCCGTCCGTCGCCACGATTACGAGATCCGGGCGCGTCTTACCCTTCGCGCTCTCGGCCTTCTCGAAGATGGGGACGAAGTTAGTACCGCCCCCGCCCGTGAGCATATCGCGGACCATGGCGAGCGCGGCGGAGCGTGCTCGGGGGAGCTTCACGGGCTCGCCTTGCACCTTCGTATCACACGCGAGCACGTACACCTCCGCGGCGGCTCCGGCGACGGCTAGAAGGTTCCCCACGGCGTGAGCGTGGTCCTCTGGGCTCATGCTGCCGGAGGTGTCCACGGCGTACCACACGCGGGCCTTCTCGCTCTCGTAGGTGGCGCGGATAGGGTTCCGCGGGTGCGAACCCATGCACGCTTGCCGGCGGTGGGGGCGGCGGTAGGTCTTACGACCGCCGGCGGCGCGGCGTACCACGGCTCCGGTCTTGCGTCGAAGGACGGCGGCCCACGAAGTGACGGGGGGAGCCAGACGGCCGTCCGCCCACACGGAGAGAGAGCCCGCGAGACCGCCGGCGGCCTTATCGGCTGCCGATTGCTTCGCGATCTCCCGAGCGCAAGCGTCCCGGGCGGATTCCATCTCGCTGTCCGTCACCTCCGAGATCTTCGAGCCGTGAGCGTCTGTAGAGCCCGTATCCGGCTCGCCTTCCATCTTCTCGCCCCCTGCACCCTCGCCACACTCTCCCGAGCACGGTTGCGGCTCTCCGTCGCTCTTACGGGGCTCCCCGTTCTCGTCGGTGGCGGTAGGGTCTTCGGGGAGGAGATCGTAGATCTCCGCGGCGGACATTTTCGGATCGTGGGGGATCTTCACCTGCGAGCCGTCCGCCCCGGTGAACGTGGTCGCGGGGTACTTCGCGGAGCCCGTGTCCGGGAAGATCCCACACGAAGGAAGCTCCCACCCGGCGGCCACCAGCATCCCGTTGATTCGGAGATCGCAAGCGATGTTCCAGCGGCGCGGGCAACGGTCGCCGCGGTGGTGTACGTCCTTAAGCATGATGTGGAGACACTCGTGGGCGAGCACTCCGGCGATCACCTCCACACCTTCGGCGCGAGCGAACTTGATCGCGCACCGCGGATCGAAGAAGAGGCGATTACCAGCGTTAACGCCGGCGGTGCCGCATGGGGCCCACACACATCCGGCCTTCACGAGAATCGGCGCGATGTAGGCTCCGCGGACGCGGAAGATTATACGAGCCTCGCTCATGATCTCACGGGCCTCTGCGAGGAGATCGGGAGCGAAGGTAGAAGGGGCGGTAGCGGGGGCGGTCATCGTTCGGTCTTCCTTGGGTCGGGCGGGAGTAGTGGCGGCCCGACTCTGGGAGATTAGATCAATCGTGGCGCGAGTACAACTAAAAAACGGGGAGCGATGCGCGCCACACGCACCGCCCCCCGGACCGACTACTTAGATTTATTCGCTTTAGCCTTCGCCTTCGCCTTCTTCTCCGCCATGAGCACGGAGAAGAGCTTCTCCACGACGGGAGCGGCTTCCGTGATCTTATCGGGGCCGAACCCCAGCCCGTCCTTCGCGACGCTTCGAGACATCTCCCGGGCGTACTCGCGGACGAAATCCGCTCCGCCGTAGGGGCTCTCGATCACCCGGTCCGCGAGAGTCCACCACGCACGGGCGAGATCCTCCCGATCGTCTCCCGTGTAGCTGGCGAGGTATGTCACCGTCGCCCCGAGCACCGCGTGGGTCTTGTCGAATCGCTCCGTGGGCTCGTAGCTCTCGGGGTCCATGAGAACGCCGCGGGGGGCGGGAAGATCCTGATCTTGCCAGAAGGAAGCGAAGCGGGCGGCGAGACCCTCCGGGAGAGCGCAGTAAGCTACGAACTCCATTTGACGGGGGGAGAGTCCGTGAATGATCCCGCCGGCGAGAGCGTGGATAAGATTCGTCCACGAGCGGACGGACGGCCAGCGGTAATCGTCGCCGTCGCTCATGGCGTGCGCGTCCGCCTCGAAGCGGTCTAGGTACTCTCCGACGATGGTAACCGCGGCGGAGTACGCCTCCGGCCACGCGGCGAGTACCCGCGCCTCGATCTCCGCCACGTCTTCGCGAACGATCTCCCGCTGTAGGGAAGAGCGCCGCCAGTGTGTCTTCATGCTGCCCACGGAGGGCGGGACCCAGGGCACGTGTAGGAAGCGGTTCGCGGTAGGGGCCGCGAGCGTGTTCGCGTCCGCGGCACACTCGGGGGGGTTACCGATCGCGAAGATGCGGACGTGTCCGGCCACCTTCGTGTCACCGGCGAGACGCTCCGTAAGAAGCGTAAGCGCGGCGGCTTGCTTATGCTCTGCGACGGAGCCGAACTCATCTAGCCCGATGCAAGCGGACGCGGCGGCGTTCGCCTCTGCGAAGACCGGGCTGGGGAGCTTCGTCATAGCCGTGCGGGTCTTGTTAGGGACCCCGTAGCCGGCGATCTCTTCGGCGTCATGCTGAGCGAGGCTCATGGTAAGGGAGAGCCCGAAGAGCTTCGAGCCGATCTCCCGGGTGATACTGCTCTTCGCAGTACCGGGCTCTCCCCACACTGCGAAGGGGATACCCCACACGGTATCGGCACCGGGAGCGGTGTACGCCGGGGTGGTAAGGAAGCTACGGAGAACTTCGAGAACCTCGTCAGAGGTGAGGGAGTGGGAGAAGCAGAGGGTAGCGGTGTCGGTCATCGTTCGGTCTTTCCTTGGGTCGGGCGGGGTTTGTGGCGGCCCGACACGGAGAACCTACGAGAAGAATCGCCGGCTGGCAAGCTATAAAACGAAAAAACTATAAAACGCCGTTTGGGTGGCGTTTGACGCACGCCCCGCGCCGTGCACACGATACCGGGAGCGGGCTCCCTGGCGGGCTCCCTGGCGATCCTCCTACCCTCCTAGCACCTCCGTCGGGGGGTCCCGCTCACCTACTCGGAGCCTTCTTCTTCTTCTTCTTCGGCCGCTTCCACCTCTTCGGGCGCGTCGAAGAGCTTCGGACCCCCGAGCAGCGAGCGGTCTAGCCCGATCACCGCGGAGCCCTGCTCTCTCCGCTTACGCTGATAGGCGCGGTCGAAGGCTTCGCGTCCGTCCACGGTGACAGTCTTCCGGCTATCGGGGTCTCCCACCGGTCCGGCTTCGATTACCTTGATCTCTTCGGGCTTCTTCGTCTTCGCCATGATTACCTCTTACGCGCTTCGATTCTTTCGCGTCATTCGTCTACCCGCTTCGGGCTAACCGTCACCCCTACCGTCTTATCCGGCTTCGCGCTACCGGGGAGAATCGTGTAGGGCGCGTCGTTCTCTAGAGACTTGATCGACGCGGCCACGGATCGCGGCTTCTCGGATATGTCTTCGACGTCTAGCAAGACGGCATCATAGCCGGAGCGTCTAGACACTCCCGTACCTAGGTGCGCCGCCCCTAGATTATCGAGAGTCGCGTAGCTCACCACGCGGCGATTCTCTCCCGCTAGGATATATTCGTTCTCTCCGTTTAGACCAATCGAGAACGGAGACGCGCGGCGGTCCGCGAGAATCTCCCCTACGTCCGCCTCTCGCGTGGTGATCACGGATCGGGATCGGCCCTCTATGCTTACGCTACCGGAGAAAGCGTCCGCGGAGAACGGGCTATCAGACCACGAACACGCGGCGTCTTGTTTAATCACGAACTTGCGAGCGGACTTGTTTTTAATCTCGTTCGCTAGGTCTCCGAAGTGAAGCCCGCGGTAGGCTCGTACCTTCGTCACGCCTTGCGCCTTGAGAACGGCTTGCGTGTGCCCATAGAACGCCGCCGCCACGTCTTCGAGGTTCCCTAGGTACTTACCGCTGTAGGAACTCTTAATCTCTCCAGTGCCGAAATCTACCTCGTAACTGCCAAATTTACGCTTACCGGTGAGTCTAACTCGCGCGCTTACGTTGGAGTCTTGCGATAGCCCTAACCGGTGCGCCATCCAGTGGAAGATATCCGCGGCCCCCCCGGTGCTGCTACCGGACCAACTGCTAGAGGCCTTCTCCATGATCTCGGAGTAGAAATCCGGGTAGGTCTTCATGAAGACCGTACGGCTCTCGGATGCGGCCTTCTTCCGAGCCGTGTCACTTAGCAGGCTCGCGCGGTCGAATCCTAGATCCGTGCTCGGGGACGCGAGCGGGGACTTAAGGTCTTCCATCGCCTTCGTGCTCTGCACGTAGCTTCGGAGCACCTTCTCCTTCTGCTCGTCTGGGATCTTGTCCCAGACCTTCGGAGAGAACGGAGCACGGCCGCCCTTAAGAATCTCCTCGATCTCTTTCCGCGCCGCGGCGGCTCGCGCCTTCCGTTCGGCGGCTTCCTTCTTCGCCTTCTTCGCCGCGGCGGCCTTCGCCTTCTTCTCTTCCTTGATCTTCTTTACGAACTCCGCGCGCCGGCTCTTAATGTTGTCGCGGCGTTTAATCAACTTGTCACGAAGAGCCGAACGCTCTACGAGATCCTCGGGACCTAGCAAGTCCACCACCTTCGTAATCTGAGCGTCCGTGATACTCGCGACCCGATCGATTCCCGCTACCACCGCCTCCGCGTCCACCCCTTTGTAGACGTCTGCCGCCGCGGGGTTCTTCGCGGAGTCTAGGAAGTTATCTAGCTCCGTCACCGTGTCCCCGAAGGCCCCTCCCTTCGCGTCTCCGCCCCCGCGGTAGCGTAGCGCCCCCTTCATGTCCCCACGGATGATCTTCCCGTTCGCGAGCTTCCTGAGCTTGCTAGGGCCCGTCCAGTTAGCGAGCCACGCATCCACCACGAAGCCGTCCGCTACTTGCTTCGCTAGGTCTCCCTTAATCGCGCTCGCGTTGATCTCGGTGCCTTCTCGGAAGTCGTAGACGGCCCTCTTCGCGTTGTCGGATAGCGTGACGTCTGCCGCGTCAATGTCCGCGATCCGGTATAGCTCTCGCGTCAGCACCTCGTTCGCCACGTGGTCCGCGCTCTGCCGCTCGAAGCCGGTTAGACCCATGTCCCCGTAATCCTTCTCCGGTATTCCGAGAGACTCCGGGGTGGTCTTCGCCTTCTTCGCGGCCTTCTCGATATCCTCTAGGCTCTTCTCCGGGATTACGGCCTTCGTCTTCTTCGCGGCCTTCTTCTTCGTAGCCTTCTTCGCGAGCTTCCCGGGGATGTTCGCGTACTTCGAGTCCCGGAGCTTCCGTAGGTACTCGCGGCGATTCAGAAGCGTCTTAAGAAGCTCTTCGCCTTCCTTCGCATCGATCGGACCCACCTTCTTCACGAGAGCCTTAATCGTGGCCTCGTCGATATCGAGAACGCGATCGATTCCGTGAGCTATGGATTTGTCCGTGACGTACTTAGAGAAGACCGAAGACGCTTGCGGGGCTATCTTCGGATCTAGAAGCGTGTCTAGCTCTTTTACTTCGTCACCCCATACCCCGGGGATCAGATCGTTCTTCTTCCCTCCCTGCGCGCGGTAGCGGAGCGCCCCGCCCGTGTCTAGCCGGTACGCCTTCGAGCCCTTAACCAGGAGGTTATCGTACCCGAGACCCACGACGTCCCAATTGGCGAGCCATGCGTCTACCACGAACTCTTCCGCGATGCCTTCGAGCTTCCCCGATTTGAGCGCCGCCGCGTCTTCCCCTACCCCGTCGATTATCTTCGAGGCGATCGACGGCTTTCCCTTCCGGGTAGCTAGAACCACGTCCGGGATATCGACACCCGCGGCCCGGTATAGCTGAGCGGCTAGGACTTCGTTACGCGCTACGTCCTCCACGCTTGGAGTCTTCACGTACCACCGCTCGCCCGTGGTGCTCTCGTACATGCCCCCGTCATTACTGCCCCCCTGAGCCCCTACCTTCTTCCACTTCGCCGTATCGTCCACGTCTACGACGTCCGCGGGGATCTTCGTAGGCTCTTCCGGCTTCTTCTTCGCGGCCTTCTTCTTCGTGGCCTTCTTCTTCGTAGCCTTCTTCTTCGCTACGGCCTTCGCTACGTCTGCCGCGTCCGGGGCGATTGCGGTAGCTACCTTCTTCGCCTTAATCGCGCTCACGTCGTCGATGTACTTCGCGAGCGCTGGTACGCTCTTCGCTTGCTTCGTCTTCGCCGCGTGCTTCGTGAGCCAATCCGCTAGATCGTCTCTCGTGACCACGAGGGACTTCCCTACCTTCTTCGCGGGGAGCTTCCCGGCGTAGACCGCATTATTAAGCACGTAAGACTTAACCTCGAAGAGCTTCGCCGCCTCGCTCGTCTTTAGCTCCGCGGGGAAGAGCTTCGCGAGCGCCTTCGCCTCCGTCTCTTTCGCGGCCTTAGCCGCCCCCGCCTTCTTCGCGGACTCTTCGGCCTTCTGAGCCTTCGCGAGAAGCGTCTTAAACTTGTCACCCTTCGAGACCTTGCCGGTCTCCGTCTGTAGCCACTTCGCTAGATCTTGCGCTTCGATCTCGTAGGTGAACGCCCCCGCCTTCTTCGGGTTCGGGATCTTCGTAGCCTTTAGCTTCTCCGCGTAGATCGCATTATTGATCGCGTACGGCTTCACCTCTAGCGCCTTCGCTAGATCGCTGGAGAGTATCTTCTCCGCGCCTACGATATCGGCGTAGCTCTCCGCCGCTACCGCTGCGTCTGCCGCCGCTGCGTCTACCACGGCGTCCGTCGCGTCTTCTAGCTTATCAAGCGCCGCCGCGGCTTCGTCCGCGCTCGTGGCGGCTATCGGAGCTTCTAGCTTCGCCGCTTGCATCTTCGCTAGGTCTCCGCTCGCTATGGCGTCGTCTGCTAGCTTCTTCGCTCCGCCCCCTACCTTCTTCGCGGCGTCGTCTAGCTCTTCTAGAATCGCCTTCGCCTTCTTCCCTTGGAGAGAGAAGCCGGCCTCCGTGAGAACCTTCTGGATCTCCGCCTTCTTCGCGGTGAACCCCGCGGAGGTGCCGTCTTCGATCGCCTCCTCTACGAGCGCCTTCGCCTTCGCCTTCGCTTGCGCGGTCGTGAGCTTTGGAGGCTTCTTCCGGTAGATGAAATCGGGGACGCCTGAGACGTTCGCCCCCTCTAGCTTCCACGTGAGGGAAGAGATCTCGCCGGACTCCCCGATTAGCTGGATCTTGACAGACGACGGATCGAATTCTTTAACCGCTACTTCGGCTCCGTTTAGCCTTACCAGATCTCCGGCCTCGATATCCGCTACGGGGGTCCGTGCGAAGCCCTTCGACGTTAGCACCTTGATCTCGTCGGTCTGTTTAATCGCTAGCTTTAGACTCTTCTTCGCCTCGTCTAGAGTCTTCCCCGAGAGCGTCCCGAGCGGCTCGTATTTCGTTACGAAATTCTCTAGCTTCACTCTCGCCGCGTTGATCTTCGAGGGGTCTGCGAGGGTACTCGCGGACAGTACCTCCTTAATCGACGCGCCTACGTTGCTCTCTGCGATCTCTGAGCTTTCGCGATAGAGCTTCTTCGCTAGATCCTTGTCTCGGAGCTTGATTACCGGCGGCTTCTTCCACACGCGAGGAGAGCTATATACGTAGATATTCCCCGCCGGGCTCTTCGCGAGCTTCGCCACCTTGGGATCGGCTTCTAGGCTCTTCCCGCTGATTAGCCGTACTCGAATCTTTCCCGCCTTCGGGAAAGACTCTACCGTCATAGGGAAGCCGGACTCCGTGGCGATTATGTCTCCCGGCTTTAGGTCATCGAATTTCTTCGTGGTCTTCTTCGCGGACTTCCACTCCTGTTTAGCTTGCGCCTTCCAATCTTCGGGAGACACGCTACCCGGCTTCGGAGAGATCACCGCCTTGGAACTGTCTAGAGACTTCTTAACCTTCGCGGCTTCGAGCGCCGCCGCTTGCTCTTTAGAAGCCTTTCGCGCTAGTGCTTTCGCCTGGGCGATCTTCTTCGCCTTCTCCGCCGCCGCGGCCTCCGCCGCCTTCTTCTCCGCGAGTAGCTTCGCCTTCGCCGCTTCTTCTTTCGCCTTCGCTTCTTTGAGCTTCGCCGCCTTCGCGGCCTTCGCCTTCTCCGCGGCTTCCTTCGCCTTCTTCTGCGCTATCTTGTTCTGAATCGTGGCCTTCTTCGCGGCGAGAAGAGCCTGGATCCTATCGATCTCGTCCACCTCCGCCTTGATCGCGTTGATCCTGGCCATGAGCGCTTCCACCTGCTGGATTGCGGCCTGCTGCGCGGCGGGTGTCACGAGCGAAGCGGCCCCCTTCTTCGCGGCCTGTAGCTTCTTTCGATAGTCGATTAGGTTCGCGGAGAGCATCGCCTTACGGATCTCCGTAGGCCCCTCCGCACGCGCCGCGCTCGCCCCCGGTATGGTAATCGGAGCGTCTTCCGTCGGCGTCGCGGTGTCTACGATATACCCCTTGTCTCCGTCCTCGAATTCGTCTCCGTAGCTTGCTCGCCATCCCACCACGATCTCGCGGTCGTGGGGGCGGTTCGGCGGCGCTTGATAGCTCACCCCGAAGAAGGGATCGTAGAAGGGTTCTTTAACCGGCTTCGTCTGCCCGTGTAGCCCTACGGAGTCCCGGCCGGTCCGGGAGTCGAAGGTAGCCACGAGACGCTTAAGCATAGGCTCGTCGTCTGTGTCCTCCTCGATTAGCGCGTTTAGCTGTAAGCCGTTGTAGGCGGCGCTCGTCTCCGTACGGATGATTCGATCGACCATCCATTGACGATCACCCACCACGTCCTTAACCGCGGCCATCACTTTAGGCCGCGCCTTGATCCAAGATTCACCCGTTAGGATCGTCTTCGCTATCTCGTCTTCGATCTTCGTGACGGTGCCGGACCCGTACCTAGCGAAGCTCTGCGCGTACGTTCGTAGACGGATCTTCGATAGCTGGTTAGCTTGATTATCGATCCACCCGAGAGACTCGAATCGAAGCGGCCGGGCCACCCCTAGGTACTGGCGGTCTAGAGCGTGAAGCCACGTCGAAGCGTCCCGAGCGGATACCCTAGCGGTCTCCGCGAGACCTAGGGCTAGAAGGTCCGTCTGGCCCTTGGTTAGCTGAGAGACGCCGGCCTGTAGCTGCCGCATCACTGCGAGGCGCTCCGCGTAGCCCCACGAGCCTAGACTCATTCCGGCTAGGTCCTTCTTCACCTGCCGGAGCGTGTCTAGAGCGAGCTTCGCCGCGCGCGTCTGGGACTGTAGCTGTACGGCGCGGATACTGTCCGCCTGAGCTTCGAGAAGATCACGAAGCATCTAAGCGCCTACCCTTCCGCGTCTTCGTCTTCGTCCGCTTCTTCCGCGTCTTCGTTCTCTAGATCCTCGCGGTAGTCCGGGGGCTCTAGGTCTTCGTCTTCGTCTTCGTCGTCGAGACCCATCCCCCCTAGACCTTCGATCATCGCGCGCATACCTTCGGAGCGCTCTAGCGCCACCCGTCGCACCTCTTCGTCCCCATCATTCCCGAGCATCTGCGCTAGTTGCCGAATCGCGGTCTCTTCTGAGATCGCTTGCTTCTGAGCGCTCGCGACCGCCATAGCCTGAGCCATCTGAGCCACCTGAGCGGCCGTAGGCGTCCAGTACGGGGGCCACTCCATATCTACGTATGTCTCGGGGGGTCCGGGTTCGTGAGCCTCGTACGACACCTCTACGGACGCGGGAGCGGCCGGGATCATCGGGTCATCTTTCGAGGTGTCCGCCTCCACCTCTCGGATTACTTTCCGCGGAGGGAGTAGGATACCGGGCCGGTCTTCTCCGCTCCCTACCTTCTCCATATTCGCGACCCCGTGATTCTTCGCGGCGGTAAGTAGGAGATACGATATCTCCCGGACCGCGCTCCCGAGTGTGACGCGGAGCCGGTTCGCCTTGCTCTCCATGGATCGCCATAGGATCTGGAGAGCTTCGCCGGACTGGTAAGCCTTCGCGGTGTCCGGGTGGATTACGACGCACTCTACGGTCTGGAGTACCTCGTGGATCATCTTATCGATCGCCTTAAGCCCGATCTCCACGCTCGTACCTTGCATCTCTAGATATTTCGCTTCGCCGTCCGGAGAGAGCGGGATTACGTGGCTCGATCCCTTCTGGATTAGGTTATTCCGGCGGCGGTTCTGCCGGTCTTCCTTGATCACGAGGGTCGGATCTGCGTTCGCTACCGCGGCCTTATAAACCTGAGACTGTAGCCGATCTAGCTTATCGAGAAGCGGCCACGCCCCCGAGCAATCGGGCTCACCGTCCGGGCTCTCCGTGCGTCTCGTGTTCTGGTACCAGACGACGGGACACGCTCCGAACTTATGGGGGACCACCTTCGCGACCGGGATCGCTTCGTCTGGTACGTCGTCACACGGGACGTCCCGGTAGTAGATAATCTCTTCGGGGGTCCATGCTCGGGTCTTATAAAAGAGCTTAGACACGAGCCGTCCGCGGTCTCGCGGTCCCGGTAGGCCGCCCCCTTCGTTCGCTCGCTCCCACACCTGCCGGACCACCTTCGTCTGTTCGATCACGACGTTAGGGACCCACCCGGGAGACTCGGGGCACCACTCCGCCACCCACACGTTCGACGGTCGAAGCACCTCCGCCTCGAAGTGTCCGGCAACGATCCCGAGCGCCACGAGCGAAGAGCCACACGCGCCCGCTACGTCTCGCGCTTGTGAGAGCACGTCCCACAGACTCGCCTCCCGGAACGCCGCTTCTAGGTAATCCTGCGTCGCCGGTGAAGACCACGAGCGAAGAGCGGGCCTCCTCCCTTCCCCTAAGAGCATCTCCGTGAATCGGCTCGTAACCTGCCGCGCTAGAGGTACCGGAGCGTCCGGCTTCCGGTAGGCGTGTGGCGTACTGTTCACGGGGACGAACCCCTGGGGCTTAAGGCGCTCCTGCATGTAGCCGACGCCCGGATCTCTCGGGAGCCCGTTCCAATCGCTCCCGTGGTGGTCGTGTTGGGAACCCTCGAAGAAGCCGTAGCACTGGGTTAAGGCTCTACACCGCGGGTCCGATTCTAGGTCTAGGACCGCCATAGCGGAGAGATAATCGCGGACGAATCGGATAGAGCCGCCCTCTTCGGACGCTTGCCCGGGGAGCGTCTGCAACACTCCGCCCTTCATACTCGAATTCCCTTCCATGGCCTCCCTACCTTACCACCTACCGCGAGAGAGAATCGATATCGAAGAAAGCGGCGTCTTCCTTAGCGGTCCACGCCCCGTGCCCGTGCCCTGATTTACGGGCCGATTCACGAGCGATCCACGAAGCCACGAGCCGGTCTCCGGTGTGCTCCGTGGGGACGTAGGAGGTACACTCCCGGACCCACGAAGCCACCTCCTCGTGCGGAACCATGTCCGGGTCGCAAGGGATGATCCATTTACCTTGCTCGAACTCCGTCCCGAGCGATTCAATTCCCCACTGGATATCCCGCTTATTCGCTCCGGTGTAGTGCTTACGTAGCGGGAGCGCTGATAGCTCCCCCGCAAACTGAGCGAGGTAATCCTGTGCCGCGTTGCTCTCCACCGTGATAATCGATCCGAATCGCCGGTAGACGTCTACAAGCTCTTCGAGGATACGCGGACCCGTCCAGCGGCCGGAGCGGATATCGAGAACGCGCCGCGAGCCGTCCGGGAGAATCGCGATCGTGAAGACGCACGCTAGATCTCCCTTCGCGCTCGAAGCTACGGATAGGTCTACCCCGGTAAAAGTCGGAGCGTCTTCCGGGTTCCACTCGGAGACGAATCCCGTCCCGCGGCCCCGCTCCAAGCACCTTTCAATCCACGCCTGTTTAATCCGCGCGTCATCATAGAGCGGGATTATATTTCGGAGCATGTACGGGGCGAGTCTTCCTAGCTCGCTCTCTCGCCGCTTGAGAGCGTCCACCGTCCATAGTTCCGGGATCAGCGGGGCTTCCTTCCCGGTCTTCGGGTCGCGGACGAAGGCGCTATATAGGCGCTTCTCGTAGCCTTCGATCCGCGTTAGCCGGTGGAGTACGTCTTCCCTATGCCACACGTGTCCCACTGCCCACACTCTCCCGCCGCGCCGCGGGAGACGGGAGAGCACCTCGCCGGAGACCCACTCGAACATCTTCTCCCGCGAGTGTTCGGTGAAGGTGTTCTCCATGTTGCAAATATCATCGATCACCACGAGATCTAGGCGAGAGCCTAGAATCTTCCCGTAGAGCCCGAACATCTGGATCGTAGGATCCGGGACGTTATCCGCCCTCTCTACGATGATCCCGCGCTCGCCCCATAGCCGCTGTCCGCTCGTAGACGGACGGAGGTTAGGGAACACGAGACGAAGCCACCGATTCCGCTCGATATCCGCCTTAATCGCAGAGAGGAATTTCGTAGGGACTCCGCTCTTCGAGACGGAGATTACCCCGATTCGGATGTTTGGATTTCGGCCTATCTCGTAAAGAAGACGCCACCTCGTGATCTGGGAGCTTTTACCGTGACCCACCGGGGCGAAGAGCACGATTCGATCGTGATCGTCTAGCGCCTTCTGCCAGTCCCGGTGGACGTCTCCCATCCGAATCGGTAGGTCCCCCTCTTGCCGCCCAATCGTCTCGATAAAAGCAGCGGAGTCTTCGCGAGCGCGGAGGATCTTCGCCCGTAGCGCTAGTCGTAAGCGCTCGGAGTCTTCTTCTTCGGTGCTCACTCGCCGGACTCTTCGGAGACGCTCTCTACGCTCGTGGCGGCCTTCGTGGCCACCTCTAGAGCTTCGGCTACGTCTCCGCCTTCTCCACGTGAAGCCACCGCCGTCTTGCCGCTCGCGATAGCTTCGCCGGCGTACTTACCTAGATCCGCGAGTCCCTGACCCCCTAGGTATGCCATCGCGAGAGCTGTGAGCTTATCCACGAAATCGCTCGCGTGCTCGGGGTCGATACCCCCGAACACGATAGCCGCGATCGTCGCGACGGTGACTAGGTAGATTAGAGCCTTCTTCGAGGTGGCTAGATCTTTAATCATGTTCTTCATCTTCTTCTGGTTCCTTCTCTGGCGTGACGTCGATAACCTTCGCCGGTTCGTCTCCGTAGTCTCTCGCGGGGCGCTCCCCCGTCTCTAGGTAGTGCTCGATCTCTTCCGCGTTCCACCCCTTGTATTCGGGTAGAAGATCGTCCAGCACGTCGTGACCCACGTCCCCGCGGTCTACCTCCTCCACGAGCGCGATCATAGCGGGTAGCTGGGACTCCCCGGATAGGTCTAGCCGTACCTCTTTCGGTAGCTGGGAGAGCGGGTCCCGCGATTGGTGCGGGCTCTCGTAGACCATGCGGAACGCCTTCGCCGTCTCGGAGAAATCGGTGTAGGGACGGATCACCTTAAGGCTCTCGCGGAGCCCCTTCGGTAGCGCGATGTTTTGTAGGTCTTCGTCGCTCCCCTCCCCCTTGCGTATCTTCTTTAGCGCCGGCCGTACCCGGTGGGCCATGAAGGCTTCGAGCGCTTCCCGTGCGTACGTCTGCGCGGTCTTCGTGATCTCTATGGAGCGCCGTAGGCTCTCCGGTGCCTCCGCTCCCACGTACTCCGCGGCTCTCTGAGCGCGTGAGCGAATCGCCGCCACCTCTTCCGCGATCCGCGAGTGATAGGAGATCATCCCGCGCGATTCGTCTCCCACCTTCATAAGCCACGCTAGCTGTGGCTTCGTGAGACCGGTAGCCGCTACCACCGCCTGGATCGTGTGGCCCGTGGAGACTAGCTCCCACCCGCGCCGGTACTGATCCGGGGTGATCTCTTCCCACGGCCTCCGGCGCTTGCGCGCGGGGTTCGTCGCACGCCGCCCCACTAGCCCGCCTCCGTCCAGCGGACGCCCCACGGGGTAGACGCTCGCGCCGTCTCTCTCTCCGCCTTATGGGCCGCGCTAGACCCCTTCTCTACGTAGATCCACCCGGCCGCCGGGTCTAGCATCGTAGCCACTTCGTCCAGCGCCGCCGCGGAGATCGCGTCCGCTTGCGGCTCGAAGATCACCACCTCCGCCGGCGGCGGAAGGAAGGGGAGCGCCGCGGCCCGCTGTACCACCTCATGGGAGCCCGTCACACCCTCGAAGAGCGCCGTAGCATCGAAGACCCACCACACGGGAGCCGGGCTCCACCGCGTCTCTGAGACCCCGCGTAGCGCCCACACTTCGAGCCCCTCCGTACGGCCGTCCGCCGCGAGCATGGTAAGCGCCCGGTCTAGCTTCGAGTCCCCCCACGGGGCCCGCTTTAGCCGGACCGCCGCCGCGCCGGGGACTCGCGCATCTATAACCGCCCGAAGAAGAGAGAGATCGTCTTCGAGATCTAGCTCTCCGACGTCTACACCTACAGCCATCCGGCCCTGTAAGTCCCCGTAGGGGATTCGATTGATTCCTAGCACCGCTAGATTCTACTCGATTCCCGAGAACAATTTCTTAACGTCTCGGGTTCGCTTTATCTCCGTGGCGGCCTTCTTCGCTTCGGTTACGGACTCCGGCTCTTCAACCGCCCCCGCTGTCCGCGGGTGCGCCGCGTCAATCTTCGCGCCTAAGTAATCGAAGCCGTCCGAGATCTGTACCTGCTGCCCCACCACAGCCTCCGCTACCCGTTCGATCTTGTCCTCCGTAGTCTTTACTCGCTCTTCGATCGAGCGGGACTCTTCGCGAATGGATTTAATCTCCGTCTCTATTGGCGATTCTTTATTCGATACCACATAGAGAGCGCCACCACTGCCGGACGTCACGACCGCGAGCGTAGCCGCTAAGAGCCTGTAGGTAAGTCGCTCCCGTTGTGTCTTAGCTTCGGTCTCTTCGATCTGTAGGTCTAGAAGCCGCGAGATAGACTCATCTCTACGTGCGTCGCTCTGCTCGCGCTCTCGCTTGCGTACCCGGTCCGCTTCCTGCGTCTGCTCTAAGAGCTTACCGATCTCGCACTGGATCGTGTCTCGAAGCGCCGCGCGGAAATCTCTAGATTCGACGTTCATAGGTCCACCCCCGAGAGCGATAGACGTACCGCGATCTCCGTGCGCGGTCCCCATCTCCCATCTACTACGAGCCCGGCGGATCGTTGGAACGCGATCACCGCTCCCTTCGTTTGCTCTCCGGGGATCCCGTCAATCGGTCCCACGTCGAAGCCTAGATCCGAGAGAGCCGCCTGACGCTCGCGCCACGTCTTTAGCGGCCTCCCGTCCGCGCCCTCTATGACCGGATCTCCAATCGTTACCCGGCCGCTAGGGTCCATACTGTCCGGCTCTACCTCTTCGCCGCGGTGAGTCCGTACCCACGACTCTAGAGCGTCACCGGGGCACGCGGGCTTGCCTGCGTCGAAGTGTCCGCGCAAGCTCTCACGGTCTAGCCCGTAGCGCGGAAGAAGGTAGTCTAGGATTAGCTCTTTCCCCGCGAGCATCGCGAGAGAGTCCGGCCCCGCCGGTAGTTCCCCGCGAGCGTGGCGTGACTGAAAGTGTCCAGCGAAACACACGGCTACCCCGATACGGTTCCACACTCCGCCCGTGTGGTACGTGTGCCGGTCGTCGTCGTGGCACCGGTAGACGACTAGCTTCCCCTCTTCGGTGTCTGGCACCGTGGGGACCACGAACGTGTAGCCGATACCGGGCCACCCCCGGCCGCCGCCTACCCATACCGGCGAGAGCTTCCCGCGTCTCTTCCGGTAGACTAGATTCCCGTCTTCGTCTCGCTTGTAGCGAGGTTCGCCCGCATGGAATCGGGCGATTCTAATCGGAGCGTCTAGCCCGTTAAGACGGTTGCCGGCGCTCTGGTGAACGAAGACCGCCTCTACTTTCGCGGTGCTTCGTCGCGGGCCGTAGCCTCTACCGGGTAAGCCTCCGAGACGAACTAGACGAACGTGTTCGCCTTCCCACTCTGTGGTCTTCGTGAGCAATGGTCACGAACTCCGGCCGCTCCGCATACCTTTACCCGCACCCATGACACCGCGACCACTACCACCGTTAACGGAGATCGTAGCGGAGTCCTTAACCGCGGGGGTCTCGGGGGGTGCCTTCGTGGGATCGTCTTTCCCAATGCCGTAGCATTCGATCCGATTCTTTCCGGTGATTCCTTTCGGGTTACCGTGCGCCATACCCCTACTTTACCTCTCACTCAAGATCGGGTCTAGGTAGCCCCGCACGGACACCAACAATTGAACGGTACCCGCCGCGGCCGTGTTCTGATTTCTCCACTCGAAATTCCCGGCGTCATCGGTGCGAATCGTGGTGCTCTCTACCAGCCTAGCGTCGCCCCCGGCCGTGTCACTCTGCGATTGCCATAGATAGAACCCCGCCGGCCCGGGGGTGTCATACGTAGGGGAGTCAACGTAGGCGGATACCGTAGAAGCCGCCGCCACCCCGATATAATTAAGCTGGATCGTTAAGTCGTACTCTCTCGCCTCCGGGAGCACCGGACCCGCGGACGGGAAGATTGCTCCCGTACCGAGCACGTCCAACTCTCGAAGCTGGGACGTCTGGACTCCGCTATCTGCATTCGATTGATTATCGAAGCTCCGGGGGATCTTTGCCCCCTCCGTGATTCGTACGCGCCCCCCGTGCGTCTGCTGAGTCGTGAGACCCGCCGGAGCGACGGAGCTTAGAGCCATCGCGCTACCTAGGTAGATGGAGTGTGCCGCTTCTCCGTTAGACCATGCGGGATCGTTAAGCCTAAGCGTACCGGGATAGCTTCCTACGCGGCTCGGAGCGTTGATACCAGTAACCGTGGGCGCGGCCGTAGAAGCAACCACGATCCCGTTGATAACAGCCCCCGGGGTGACCGCTGGATTAGAGGGGAACCGCGGCGTACCTGCTACGGTGTTATCGAAGAATTCGCGGGTGGTAATCGCCACGTCTGCGTCGTAGCCGGAAGGGTACGGAGCGGACGCGAGGTAAAAGTAAATCGGCGCGTCTCCGGCCGGGTAGCTCTCACCCTGAGCGAAGTTAGGATTAGTCGCGATGTTCGCATCTACTACGGGGGTCCCCGCTAGAAACGCCTCGAAGCGAGCGCGGGGAAAGTAGACCGCGAGAGGGTTAAGTCTTACGTCGGTACCACCGCCGCCGCCCGTGACGTTAACCCCGCCCTTGCCACCGATCTCGTAGCTGCTCTCCGGGTTCCCGAGAAGCGGCCGGCACCTTACGACGTCGGTCGTAGAGAGCACCACCGCGGCGGCGGTGATATACACGTACGCGAGCGGGATTGTTCCCGCCGTACCCGTAGGGAGAGCCGGGGTAGGGGAAGGTGCCCCCGCGTTGACAGTGAAGACCGGCTCCGGTGCTCGGATCTTGTCTACCGATACCGGCGAGAACGTACCGAGCGCGGGCTGGAAGATATCGCGAGTCGATGCCACCTCCACGGTATCCCCGGGCGCTACCTCGATAGCTACCCACCGGGGGTTACCCGGATCCACGAACGAAGAGAGATCGATTGTGGTCGGGGACGTCTTCTCGATCTTGAGATATGGAGAGTCGAGAGCGGTCGCCGCGGTTCCGAACTTGAACCCCAGAATCGCGGACACCTCCGCGTTAAGGTCCACCCCGTTCGTAGAGACGAAGCCACCGGAAACAATCCCGCTCATGCTCCCACTGCTTCCGCTGTTACGCCAGAAGTCCCCGGAGAGACCGGCCGCCGCTTCGTCCGTGCTCTTCGCGTGGAAGAGCGCAGTAGCGTCGTTTAGGTCCGTAGAGAGAAGCCGCTCTCTCGTGTTGAAAATCACCCGTCTGTTATTGCTCGCCATGATCTAGCCCTCTAGGGAATCGTTAACTCTTCGCTCTTGATTAAGGTGAATCCTACCCCGCCCGCCTTGATCGCGTCGATAGCGGAGTAGATAGCAGCGTAAGCGGCGTCCCCGTCCACCGGGGAACCGTCCATAAACCCGAAGAAAGAAGGCCCGTAGTACACCTCCGCCGAATCATCGAAGTACAGCGGTCCTTCATCGCAGAAGATGCCAAAGTCCCCCGCGCCTAACAGCGGGAGCTTCACGAGGAACCACCCGTAAGCCTCCGTAGCGCTCTGCAATACGAAGAAGTCCGCCTCCGGGAAGAGATCCCCGGGGCCGTATAGGTCGAACGCCGCCACACGGTCCGGGGCTAGATCCGCGTCCGTGTCCATGAAGAGCCCCGTGTACCCCCCACCAATCCCGCCGTCTTGCACGTCACACACGGCCCCGGCGAACCCGAGCGGCCGGAGGATTCGATTAATCGTCCGTAGAATCGCGTTCGGGGATACCACGTCCGCGAGTCGGCTCGCCCGGTCTCGGAACACCGAATCAGACTCCCCCGGCTGCTGATAGACCCCGCGATCATCCCCTAGCAAGTAGAGATCGTCGTCCCTCCCGCCGGTGAACGCCTCCACGCTCGCGAGCGAGAGCCCCAACGCCTCGAAGTCTAAGAGCGTCCACGAGACGGTACCGCTCTCCGGCGCTAGGGGCTCGTCTGAGAGCGCGAGAAGACGGCCAGACGCCGGGGACGTCGTGGACGCTACGAACGCGGAGAGACGCGCTCTAGCGAAGAAGAGCGAGAGCCCCGAGCCGGAAGGGCTCGCGAGCGCCGTCCAGCCCGGCGGCACCGTCCACGAGACGGAGTAGGTAGCCGCTCCCCCCGGCGCTCGGAATCCGTTCGTAGGGTCGTCTACGTCCGCGAGAGCTTGCCATGCCGCGCCGTCCCAATACTCCCAGACAATCGTCCAGTCCCCCACCCCCACGGTCGTAAGATCGAAGACCACGCCGGAGATCGGGCCAGAGAAGCCGAAGTAGAAGGCGTCTCCGAGCGCCGGCGCGGCGGGGAGTAGCGGTACCCCGTCCGCGGTGTACGAGCGCGCCTCTACTGCGTAGTCCGTGAACGCTCCCCCGTCATCCTGTAGGGCCTCCACTAGATCGCGCCGTACCGTGTCCTCTAGGGTCACCCGGCGCGGGTACCGGCCGCTCCCCACCGGTATCTCAATCTCTGGCCAATCGAAGCCGGCGATCTTTCGCACCTGCCCCACGTTCGCGGGGTCTCCCGCCCCCGTGATCCGAACGTACAGCCCTACGTCGCTAGGCTCGAAGACGTCCGGCTTCCCGGTGTCCTGTAGCACCGTCGAAGGCCCCGAGATAATCGAAGCATTAATCCCGGCGCGCTCCGTGTCCTGATCTTTAATCGAAATCAGATCTAGGTCTACGGTCCCGTCTTCGTTCGCTACGAATTCAAGGTTCCCGACGAAGCCTAGAACATCGCTAACGAACTCCACCTCTTGAGTCCGCGAATCGTTCGGGTTCCATACAACCGGGGCCGCGTTTAGGTACTCCCTCGCCCCCTCCACGCCGCCGTCGAAGACTAGGCGCATATCCCCGGCGTTCACCACGAGAGCGTCTACGGTGGGCCCTACGCGAGCGAGAGAGACGGTACCGGTAGCGATACCCGCCGGCCGTCCAGACGAAGACGGATCGTCTCTCTCGATCGCGCTCGGGAGATAGAAGCGCGCGGCGGTAGTGCGGGAGCCCTTCTCCGCTACGGTCTCGAAGATGCTCGCCAGCCCGCGGAAGATCGCGAAGCTGGGATGGGGCTCGCCGTTCTCCCCCTCTTCGATCGGCCTGTAATACTCCGGCGGGACCGCCCGCCGGAACACCTCTAGAAGATCCTCGAAGGTCGGAGCCGGTGGTAGCTTGCCTTTACCGTTCGCCACGTCCCGCCCCTCTCGCGCGGCGCGCTAGGCCGCTGAAATTTTCGAGCCTAACCCCGTCCCGCAAGACGGACGTCTTGAAAGACTCGCGCATCCGAAAGCGCGCCTCTTCGCGTACCTCGAAGGGGAGCGCAGACTGGATCGCGAGGTTCGGAGGCATACGCTCGCCCGTCTCGGGGTTCACCTCTACCACGTTCCGGTCGTAGCGGTACTCGCATACGTAGCACTCGATCGGTGGCTCTTGCGCGTCGGGGCTCGCGTCGTAGCAGATCACGAAGTCTCTACGACAGAAGCACCGCCGACAGAAGAACTCTCCCGCGGGGTATAGGCCGTCCGTAGCCACGGAGACGCCTAGCGCTTCTTCGCGCTCCCCTTCCGTACGGTGACCGTCTTCCCGCCTTGAACCTTCCGCACGCCCTTGCGAGCGGCTACGGATTGGACCTTCTTCGACGCGGCGGGAGCTTGCTTCTTCGCGATCTGGGAAGCCGTCTTAAGCCCGGCCTTCTTCGCCCCCTTCTCGCCGCCTGCTAGAACTCGATTCGCCTTCTCTACCACCTTCGAGAATTCCGCCTTCGAGATCTTCCCGGACTTAAGCGCCTGAGAGGCTCGCGCCTTCGCGTTCGATGCGTGGGCGCGGTCCGGCATAGGGTAAGCCCGCTGCTTAGGGAGCCCGTACTGTGACGCCGGGATCTTCGCGCGTTGCTTCGCGGTTAGGTTGCTCTGTGCCTTCTTCGTCTTCGCCATGATTAGCCCGTGAGAGAGATACGATCTCGGGTGGTACGGATTACGGTACCGGTAGAGGGTACGAGATCCCCGGCCGGTTCTGAGAGAGCACCCGCCGGGACGATTAGCTGTGACGTCCCTGCGAGCGCGCTAAGCACGTCCGCGCGCCGGAGGGTATCGCCCGGAGCAATCCCGTTCACGAGAGCCAGGAGACGGTTCGTAGCTTCCTGGATTACGTTAGAGGTGTTCGCACCCGCCTCGAAGAGAAGACCGGCCGCGGAGATGTTCACGTACTGAGGAACCGCCGGGACCACGAGCACGGGAACCCCGAGCGCTCGGTATTCGTCTAGAGATTCTTCTACCTCTTCGGCTAGAGCTTCATTCGCTTGCCCATCCGAATCGGAGATATTGAGCGTTACCCGATAGCCGGGGAGCCCCGTCGTCTCCTCGAAGGTCTCCGCGGCGGTGGCTTGCGTCACCCTAGCCACGTCCAGCGCTCCGAACTCAATAGCGGAGCGAGTACCCCGGCGCGCGTTCGTGAAGAAGTCCCGCGCCCGGTCCCTTAGCTGGTCATCCGTCTCCCGCTCATTCCCCCCGCTCGCCGCCTCTGCGTTCGTAACCTCTACGCTAGGGTCTTCGAGAGCGCTCACCACCTGCGTGATAGTGGCCGGCTCTACGTCCCCCGCTACGCCCGTCTGTTCCGCGATAGCGAGTACGGAGAGCGGTCCTATCTGCCCGTCTGCGAAAGCTACGTCTGTGGTCGTGACGAAGTTAATACCCGTCGCGGTACCGAAGACGGAGCCGGCGGGAATCGTGAAGCCGGGGGTGGTGTTCGTACGCGAGAGCGTGAGCGTAGCGACCGCGGCGGTGGCTTCCTTCCGCGTTAGCTGGTAGCGGTCGAAGACCCACCGGTCTAGGGCCTCCCCGTTCGCGGTGGAGAGATTCAATTCGTTAACCGCCACCTGTAGGAAGCGCGAAAGCTCTCCACCCATCGCGGAGGCCACCCGGAAGACGATATTAATATCGCTTCCCACGGTGTCTATAATCGCTTTATCGAATCGGGTAGGCGATAGGATCGCCTCTTGTCTTCCGGCTAAGAAGAGATCTCGCTCTGTAGGTGCGTCCGCCATGGTCTAGACCCTCTCCGAGAATACCACCCGAACGGTACGCGCGTCGCTTCTCTGGACTCGTGATTCTACGTTAACGAAGGTCCCCGCGGTCGTACGGTCCACACTCACCGTGGTTCCCGCCTGTAGCACGTCCGGCTCTTCTTGGATTTGCTCGTTAATGAGGTTCGCGAGCGCTTGCGAAGATCCGGCCTTCGCGAGCTTCTTAACCTTCACGCCTACACCGTAACCCGGTGCCCACGAGAGCCCGCCCGGGTCCGTGAAGACACGCCGGAAGATCCGTTTGCGGAGCGAGAGAGACGCGCTCTGTATCGCTATATCCCCATTATCTTCGATCCGGTACACCTGATTAGGCTGCCCCGGCTCCGCGTTAACCACGTAATCGAAGTCCCTGTAGCGCTCTTCGGAGATCGTTACTCGGCTCGCCTGCGGAGCGAAGCGGAGCGCGCGAAACTCGAAGACGTTAGGGCCTGCGAACGTCTCTCCGTTCTTCCCCCGGATGCTCGTGGAGATCGTTACGCTGTAGCGGACCCGAGACTCTAGCGCCGCGTCCGTAGCCACCTCGATCTGCTTAGGGTCCTCCTCGTCTACTACCGCCGTCGCGGAGTACGGCTCGCGCGTGGGGACCACTTCACCGGGCGGGACATAGATCTGACCGTTGCCCGTAACGATCGCGGGGTTCACCGCTTCGAGCGCGTAGTTCTCTTCGTTCGTAGCGCTCGCGAAGCTCTGCGGGTCTAAAGACTCCGGCTCGCGATCGAACACTACGACGAATCGATTATTAGAAGCGGGAAGAACCCCGAGCACGGTAATTAGGCCCGGACCCCCCGCGGGTCCGAGCCCGCTACCTAGCGGATCTATTCCGAAGACGGACACCTAGCGGACCCCCTACGGGACCGCCGTAACGGAGCCCACCGCGGAGAGAAGCGCGTAGGCGTACGCACCGGAGGCGTCTGCGTAGCCGGCGACAGTGATCGCAGAGCCGGCCGCGTCCAGCGTATAGGAGGTGTTACCGTCGATCTTCTGGGAGAGCGTGACGGTGATAACCTCCGAGCCTTGCCGCTTGAACGTGTGAGCGATCATCTCTACGGACTCGTCTTCGAGATCTAGACCGGTGAAGCTATGCGCGTCCGTAGCCTCTTCCGAGAGGTGCAGATTAGCTTCCGCATCCGCCGCGACCGCGGCCCCTCCGGTAGCTCCGTCCGCCACCACTTGGTTCTTAAATCCCGCGAGATCTCCCGCGCGTGAAGCTCCCCACTTCCCCAGAGCGTCTCGGAGCGGGGGGCGTGATTGAATCTCTCTTGCCATGGTCAAAGCCTAGCAGCGTCACCCGGCGCGCGTCTACGGCTAGGCTCTCTCGCCACATACGGCCACGTCTAGAGCTTCGTCTAGATCGTCTCTCCGTCTGCCGGGCTCTCCCGTACCTACCACCGTCGCGCCCTCTGAGCCCCATAGAAGCCACAAGCGGCGGCGAAGCTGGACAGAGAGGTAGCGCAGGCACACCCCGTCTATGCACCGATCTACCTCTAACGTGGCAAGCGTGATCCCCCCGGAGCGGTGGGCACGAAGAAGACGCCCCGCGATTCTTTTCGCGGTCTTATTATTAGGCGTCCAGTCCTCCGCTCCCATCGGATCAATCGTCGGCTACGGTATTCATGCTCCCGCCCTTCGGGGCGGCTTCGATGCTCGTAGCGAGCGCGGCGGTAGTGCCTACGGTACTAGCGGCGCTAAGCGTGTTCACGTAAAGCGGAGCTAGCACCGCGGCTGCCGTGGTCTCCGTAGCCCACGCGGCCACGAAAGCGGTTAATGCCCCGATGTACGTCCACCACGCCGGATCGATCGCCGCGTTGCTCTGCGTTCGGTCCTTCACGCGGAAGACCCCCTCCGCCGGAAGAGGGAAGCCGCTAGGGTCTAGCGGGGGCGGTATGGTGGGGTTCGTGTTCGGGGTGGGCGTGTAGCTACCCCCCGGCTCCCCGGGCTCTACGAAGCCCTCTCCGGCTACCTCCGGGGGCGTGGGGGCGGTGGAGAAGCCTACCCCGCTCCCGATATGGGTACGGCCCCCCACTAACACCTGTTCCCCCGCGGAGACGCTCACCTCTACGGAGCCGCCGGAGTGAATCAAGATATCCGCCCCCTCTCCGGTCTCGATCGCGAAGATCTGCCCGGCGGCGGTCTTGACGAATGAGAACATAGGGGCCGGCGTTCCACTCGAAGACGTAGAGAGCCCCGCCACACTCCCGGGGAACGGCCACGATTGATCCGAGCACCTTCCGAGAATCACCGGGTCCCCGGTCTCCGCGTTCGGAAAGCCGACCACTACCCGTTGCCCGTACGAGAGCGGGACGTAGGCCCCGCCGCCGTCCATGGAATCGAAGTCTAGCCGCGCTACGATCTCGTCCCCGCTCGGGGCTAGAGTCACCTCTACGAGAACGTCTCCGCCTTCGATGCGAGCGAAGGCCGGCGTAAGGTCCACATGCCCCACGGTGCCATACGATAGGAAATTCCGCGGGAAGCCGTTCGTCTGTTCTCGGATGCGCGAGAAATCGAGCGCGCGCTGGTGCGTTCGCGTGTAGGCTGGATTCTTCTTCATGGATTGAACCTCCGAAGCAATTCTAGCGCCGCGTCCGCTCCGGCTAGTTCTTCGTCTACCGCGTTCCGTGCGTCTAGGTAGTTAATCGCTTCGATCGAGAACTTGAATCCGCTAGTCGCGTCGAAATCGATCCCCACCGTGCGGACGTAGAAGCGACGCTGTACCTTATCGCTCTCGCTCGCCCCCGCGGCTAGTGCTGCCGCCTCATCGGAGAATCCGTAGACTTCTACGAGCGCGCGTGCTCTCCCCTCTAGCCCTAACGCCTCGAAGTTCCCGGCCTGAGTAACGAACGCCCCCGAGACCCCCGAGCCGGAGGATATCGAAGGAACCAGCGCGGTCTCGATAGGGTCCCCCGCCTGTAGCTGGAAGAGATCCGCGCGGCCCGTTCCCACGTTCTCGCGGAACCCGGCTAGAGCGGTCGTCTCTATGTTTACGAGGAATTCCCCGCGCCCCAACTGCTGGTAGATGGATTCCGCGATCCTGTTTAGAGTCTGCTGCGCGCTTCGTCCGTCTAGTGACCCGGGGATCCGGTCCTTTAGAAGAATCGTTAGGTACTCCGAACGATCCCCGAGCCCCTCCGCGTTCGCGGTCGCTCGGTTCGTGGCCGGGTCCGGTGGGTACTTCGTGGATATAGGCTCCCCCGTATCCGCCTCGATAGCGCTCACGGCTACCCCGGTCGGTACGTTGCGGCCGGTGAAGCTCCGGGAGATCGATACGCTGTCCACGTTGTACCCGTAGACGAACTCCCGCACGTTCTTAGCGTCGTTTGGATAATAGGTCTTAGGTAGATCGATCACTAGCTCCGCCGGCGGTAGGGTGCCCGTCCGGTCCGCCTTCGTGGGCGTGCGGAAGTAGCAGATAAATCCCGCCCCTACACAGATATCGGTCACGAAGTCCCAATAGCTTATGGTCTCATTCGATCCGCCGGACCTAGAGCGCTTCGCGTTCCCTTTGGAGTCGAAGTAGGTCGCCCCCTTCACTTGCGCGAGCGTGGGGAGGGGAGCCCCCGTCGCGTTCGTGACGCGGAGCCCTCGAAGCGCTGGGAGCCCGTAGCGGCGCGCGAGAATCGGTACGGCGTTCGTAGTGGCTTCCACCTCCTGAGCCTGTACGAGCGCCACCGTAGCTCTAGCGAGCGTCTCGTTAAGCCTTGCGATCTCGGATGTAATCGCGGTGTTCGTCGGCTCTCTCGCTTGCGCGGCGGTGAGCTTCGCGATCTTCTTCGTGAGATACGAGATCTGGAATTGGAGCCGTCGCGAGTCCGTACGCGCATCGATCCGCCGCGGGTAGTCTTCCCCCACGGTGGGCGCGGTGATCTGCGCGTCTGGTTCGCCTACGATGATCTCCCGGATCACCTCATCAATCGCTAGATCCTTCGGGATACCCGAGAGCCCGCCGGTAGGCATGTTCGCATCGATTAGGACCGCGGTGATATCTCGGCACGTGATAGAGACCGCATCGTCTCCGTCTTGCGAGGCTTCCCAATCGTCTACGTACCCGCGGAATACTTCGTTGGATCTGACGTTGACGGTGGTTCCGTCTTTCGTGGTGCGGACTAGCTCCCCATCCACTAGCTGGATCGAGCTTAGCTCCGCGTCTTCGATCTCCGTCTCGGATTCTGGGATTAGGGTCGTACGAGACTCGCCGTAGATGGGGCCGATACCCCTAGCGTATTCGCCGGGGTCTAGGGTCCCCATAAACACCTGTACCGCGCACGCTCGGAGCCACCGCGGATCTATGGGGAGTCTCCCGTAAGGGATCGTGATTCGAGCTTCGTCCGCGTTCCGGTAGCTGTTACGGGTGACGCTGCAATTGGTTGGGATGATCTTCTCATCGATTAGAACGAATCCGTAATCCACCGGGTCCGTATCCGGTACGGCCGGACTCCGGTCCGGCGGTGCTGCGCGTACGAAGTCCTCGAAGCGAAGACGAAGACGGACCCAGCACTGTGGGTAGTAGACGTCCCCGCGCTGTGTCACGGACTACCGATCCCCTGATCTAGCCGCGGAACATAGATAGTCTGGCCGCGCGTGATCAACTTAGACGCGAGCCCGTTAAAGTCCGCGATCGTGGTCCACTCGTCCGGGTCTCCGTAGTATTCGGTTGATACGTCTACGAGGGACGTACCCTCCCGGCCTTGAACGATAGCGAGAAGATCCGGGGACTCTAGCTCTTCGATCTGGGAGCGTGTAGTAGCGGCCTCCACCCCGAGACGCCTAGCGTTCGCGGCGATAACTTGCGCGGCTGTAGCGGCCTCGTTCACCGCGATGGGGTTCCCGTCTTCCTTAGCTGCCGCGTAGGCTTGCGGGACTCGGTTCGCGGTGTCTACGACGTCACGAGCCGCGAGAACGATCGACGTTAACTGTTCTTTGATCGTTCCGAGAACCTCTAGCGGAATCAGTCCGCCCGCTACGATAGCCTCGAAGCTCTCGATTAGAGAGCCGGCGAGAGATGCCAGACGGGTGATCCTTTGCGTGATGAGAGTGACCGATCCGCGAAGAAGAGCCAGCGCAGTGTTGATCTGGTTAATGAACTCTTGAACCGCTGAGATTAGCTGAGCGAGCAATCCCGGGACGTCCAGCCGCGGCTTCTCGTTTATGGTCTGCGGTGCTACGGAATCACCGATCCACTTAAACTCAATCTCCCACCCTATGTCTTCTTCACGGTCATGAGTCGGATCGAATCTCTCGATAAACCCGAAGCGCACGAGAGAGCCCCACTCCACCCGGAGAAGCTGTCCGGCTCTCTGTAGTAGGTAGATCGCGTCTCGCACCGTTCGCGCTCGTGTAGCGTCTCCGGTGGGCACCGCCCCGCCACTATCGAAGCTCTTCCCTCCGATAGCGTTCGACCCGGACCGCCCCGGTGGGGCTACCGCGGGGAAATTGAGAAGAGTGACCCGCGAATCCTGCCGGTCTAGAAATACGTCCTTCCACTTCCCCGAGATCGTAGTATTTGACCACGTAGGACCTAGCACCTGAGCCTGTGCGACCGGGTTCCCGGGGAAGTATTTCACCTCCACGCGCTCTTCGCTTCCCCACGTCACGCCGCGGTAAGGGAGCGAGCGCCCCCGTAGAACGAGCGCGCGGCCTTCCCCCGTGGTCTCGCTAATCGAGAAGGGGAACGCCTGCGAGGGGACGCGCTCCGCGGCCTGTAGCGCTCGGGGGTTAAGGAGGACCATAGCTCTAGCCTACACTCCCGAAGCCGGTAGCGCGGTGCTCTGCGTCCGCTTGCGGACGCTCTCGTCTACCGCCTTGTAAAAGGCACCGATTACGCGGTCCGGATCCTGATTCCTGAGATCCTGATTAACCACCATCTTATGAATGTTCGTCACGTTCCCCGCGGGACCGCCGGGCCCCTCCCCCGTCTGCGTCCCCCGGCTGAGCGGCCCGCCGTCCCCTAGCCCCTTGTCCGCCTTCTTCTGCGCGCTAGCCCACGCCTTCCGAAACTTGCCAGAAGAGAGCCCCTCCGTGATTCGGTCCGCCGCGTTCCATAGCTGGGTAGAGTCCTTCGCATCCTGCTGGATATCCTTAACGGTCCCGGTCATGCTCGCCCGGAGCCTAGATACGGAATCGGTCATCGAATCCGCCGCGCCGCTAACCTTATCCCCTAGCCCCGTTAGATTCATTTGGTAGGCCGCGTCCGCTACTACTCGGAGGAGTCCCCGGATCATGTGAGCGAATCCGGTGATTACTGCTAGGAACCCGAGCTTAACAACTCGAAGACCCGCGGTGAAAGCATTGAACACGTACTGAAAGGCTCCGGCTATTTTCATCCCCACCGCGAGAGCACCGGTAAGGGAGTAGACGGCATCCGCCGCCATGTTGATTACTCCCTGGGCACCGCTCGTGGTGTCCGTGAAGCCTAGTATCTCTTCGCCCGCGAGACGGAGCCCGTCTAGCATGGACTCGAACGCATCTAGCAGCGGCCCGATCGTGATCGTTCCATCTCGAACACCTTTTAAGATCTCATCCCACCGCGAGACGAAAGCCATAACGATAGCGCCGCCGGCCGCTGCTACCCCCACGAGCGCCGCCGCTCCGACTAGGAAGATCGGGAGCGCGAAGAGAGCGGCGCTACCCATAGACATAATCGCGGGTCCTAGCTTCGCGATTGAGCCGGCCGCGCCTCCGGACTGTAAGAGCTTAGCGATCCCACCGATCGCCCCCTTCGCCGCGCCGCCTACCGCTCCGGCCGCCTTACCTACGCGGCCCGCCGCCATGAGACCGCCACCTACCACCGCCCGCGCGGCGGCTACCTTAACGAAGAGAGTCGCCGCACGTAAACCCGTATCGAACGCCGTCTGTAATCTCGCGATGATGCTAGGCCAGTTATCCGCGAGATAGGAGATCCACCCTTCCATCTTCCCCGCGAAGTAGTCCGCCGCTTCCCCGATACGAGACCCGAGCGAAGCCCCTAGGTTCCGGAGCTTCTGCATGGTCTGCCCCGTAGGGTCTAGGACTCCGCCCTCTCCCACCATGCTCTTGAATCGATCTTTGAGCTTCGAGAAGGCTACTTGACCGATCTCCTTCTGGATAATCTGAAAGTCCGAGAAGATCGTAGACGTGAGACCGGTCCACGTCTCGCCTAGAGCTTCCGTCGCGGTGCCTAGCTTCTTCGTAGCGGACCGGATTAGCTCGTACCTCTTCTCCGGTGCTAGACGGTTGAATTCGCGGGTGAGCTTCTCGCCCATCTGCATATTCTCCCCGAAGTACCCGAGAGCCTGCCCCGCATCTAGAATCGGCTTCTGTAAGACCTTCCACGTCTGGAATTCCGCGCCCGCTCCACCGGTAAGGATGCGCGAAAGCTGGGCACCCGTCGTCGCGAAGTCTCCACCCATAACTAGACCTAGGGCTAGAGATTCCTTCGATAAGTCTAGGATGCTTTGCATATTATCCGTAACGGCTCGCGCACCCGGGAGCATGTTCTGAAACATGATCCGGGCTTGATCGAAGCTCGCCGGACTCTTCGCGGCGATCATGAAGAGACGATCCATGGTCGTCTCCCCGATCTCTAGATTCTTTCGGAACTGCTCCGCGGCGGCGTTCGCCGGGTCCATCCCGTCCGCTACCAACGTCTTAAACGTGGAGACGGAGTGATCCATTAACTGGAGCGTGGTCGCAATCGTGTACTGCGTGTTTTCAAGCTCCACGTTAAAGCGGACCGCCCCCGCCACGAGAGCACCGAAGCCCGCCGCACCTGCGAGCACCGTAGCGCTCCCCGCCATAACCGCGAACGCCTTCCCGGCCGCGATCGTGTTCCCTGCGATTCTTTGGCCGGCGCGATCCATCGCGTCCGCGCTCTTCATGAATCCGCGGGAGAATTTTTGCATCGCGGAGGCTTGCTTCTTCGCCCCGGACGCTTCGAGAATCGCCCGGACGTGGTATTCGATTCCTTCGGCCATGCCCCTAGAGTCTACCCTACCGCGGCGCTCCCCCGCGAGAGCGGAAGGGGTCTCCCCCCTTCTTGTGCTCTTCTTCGAGGTACTGGCCGACGAAGGTAGCCACCCGGAAGAGCTTCGAGATCGGCCACCGTTCTACGTCGTCGATTCTTTGATTACCGTAGCGAGCGACGAAGACTACCGTCTTCCACACTCCCCGAAACTCGCGGATCCAATCCCGCGCGAACATGGATACCCACCGGTCCCACGAGAGCCTGTAGGTCTCTTCGAGACTCTTCGTAGGCTCCGGGGGCGGCGGTGCTGCTACCAGTATCCCACCCTCTAGCGCGAGCGTGGGGGGCATGACCCACCGCGGCGGATCTTCTTCGGCTAGCTGCGCGCTAGTGGCCGGGCTTCCCGGAAGAGAGAAACATCTCCACGTCCACCTCTTCCACGCTTTGCATACGCATAAAGGCCGCCTCTACGAGACGGCGGCCCTTCGAGCCGATCGCGTCCCACCACGCCTCTAGCTTCGCTCTCTCGCGCGCCGCCTTCCATTCCCCCACCTGCCACACTGCCGCGAACATAAGCTCTCTCCCTAGCGCGCTCGCGTTCTGCCCGGCGATCTTCGCCGCGTGGTCCTGCTGGCGCGGGCTAATCTCCGTCATCTTAAACGAGCGATCCGCCTCCGAGAAGCCGGACGAACCCCACCCGAGTCCCACCATGGACTCCGGGATCGTGTACTCGATAAAGGGGCGCTCTGATTCTGTTTTGATTTGTTTCGGTAGTCCGAGATCCGACATAGGGGAAGTCTCCTAGCGCTTCGAGGTTACACGAAGAGCGCGGAGAGCGTAAGGGGTGTCCGTGCTCCCCTTCGACGTAGACGGCCGCGAGGTAGCGGCGGACCTAGAGGATCTCCGGTGGGACCGCTACGGCCCGGACGGCGTTCTAGTAGAGCGCCACGTAGGCGCGGACATTGTGGAGAAGCGCGGCCCGTGGGCTACCGTGATTCTTTCGGTTCAAGATAAGAAGCGGGGGCGGTGGCTCGCTACCCGCTACGTCTTCGCCCGGTACCGGAAGGAAGCCGGCGCGTGGAGATTACAGAGCTACTTTCGCGCTTCCCCCTCCGTCTTCGAGGCTCTTCCCGCGAAGATCTCCGAAGCTCTAACCCTAACCCCTGAAAGAGAGAAAGACATATGTGGATCTTCTTCCTAGGCGGCTTCGTGTCCGCCGTCGTACACCGCCACGATTCGAGCCGGGTAATCGTACGAGCCCGCGAGCGGGAGCACCTCGAAGGCTTCCTAGACCGCGAGCCCGGTACCCATGAGACCCGCCATATAAAAGAGACCCCGGGAGCGGACTACCGATACCGGGCCATTATGCCCCGCGTCCAGTTCGCGCGGACGCTCTCCACGATCGCGCTCTCCATGGAAGCGACGAACTTTAAGGACTCCGTAGCGGAGGCCGGAGCCCCGCGCCGGTGGCTATCGGTGCTCTCGAAGGTGTGGACAGTCCTCTGGAACTTCCAAGAGACGAACCACGCTAGGCCCTAGAAGCCTCGAAGCTCTCGGGGGTACCTAGACCCCGCTCTAGCACCGCGAAGACCTTAGCGGGCTCGATACGCTCGCCGGACGTCACCTCTACCGAGTACCGGCCGGGGAGTCTCCCGGCCTTCGTGTAGGTGTGGATTGCGACCGTCCCCCCGGGGAAGACCAGACACCCGGAGACCCCTTCGCCGCTCCCGTCCGCGAGTCGAGTCACGCTAGGCCGGTGGGCGCTCTGAGAGCCCCCGAGAGCCTCCGCGAGCCCTTGGAGTATCTCGCACACGGTATCGGAGTCCGCGAGCTTAGGAGCGCTCTCCGAGCCTACGAGCGCCTCTACGGTGAAGCCGTATAGCGTTTCTCGGTCGGTCACTTCTTCCCCCGGCGTCCCTTCGGGTTCCCGCGGACGTAGCTCTGTGATGCCGGCGGGTTCTTCTTATCGCCACCCGGCCCGGACCAGAAGACCTTATCCGCCCAATACGCCGCGGACGTCTTCCCCTTCGCGATGTTCTTCGCGTGGCGGGCCTTGAACGCCGCGCGGGCTTCCGGGCTGTAGTTGTGCCCCATCTTCTGATCCCCGAAGCGGATCGTCTTTACCGCGTCCCCGTCCTTCACGACCACCACCGCCTTCTTCGTCGGGTGGCTCGGGGTCTTCTTCGGCTTATTCAACCCAGACACGCCGGCGCGCTTAACGGCCGCCGCTACCTTCGAGGCGGTCCCCGTCTTCGCGCTCTTCTTCTTCGACGCGGCCACGGGCTAGTTAATGATCTTGTAATCGCTCGCCTTGCCGGAGAGCGTAAAGCCTACGAACTCATCCCGGCCGCCGATATCGAAGGGGATACCCTCGAAGAACACATCCGTAATCACTATGCTCGGGAACTCGCCATTGGGGAAGGCGAAAGATCCGATAATATCGATCTGGCTGATACCTCCGGCCCGGTTCTGAGCCCGCCCGGCGATAGCGTCCGCAAGCTCTAGATAGCTCTGGCTGTTCGTGTGCCCTTGCACGTTCACGCGGATTAGCTTGAACACCGAATCCACCCGGTCCGACGTCTCCCCGAGATAGCCCTCTTCCATTAGGTCTAACTCGAACTCGATCTCTGCGCTCTGTACGGTGTCGATCTGAGTCTGTAGAGCACCGTCCACCGTGATCGCGATGCTAACCTCTTGGCCTTTGATTCTCTGCGCTGGCATTGTCTTACGTCCCTTCTAGTCTAGCCCGTGATCTCTTCGACGTTCACCGTAGTCCCGACCGTCGTACGGTAGACGATGAAATCCATCGATGCGTATTGACGGACCGCGACCGCGATAACTTGGAACCCTTGCGCGCGAAGCTCTGGGCTCGTCTCGTCCCTAACTCCGAAATTCTCAAGTCGAGAAGTCTCGGGGCTGTTTGGTGATCGGAGAACCTCTAGGAAGGCGTTAATCGTGGAGAGAAGCGCCCGGCGTCTCGCGGGGGTGTTTAGCTTCTTCACGTAGCCCGCCGCGATATCGGAGAGCGAATCGATGATGAAATCTCCGAAGAATCGTCGCTTCGCGTCCGTGAGGCTCGGCTGTACCTCGGGGTCTACCGCGGTGACGTCACTCTGGAACACGAGCCCCGCGGCGCGATCGTTACGGGGAGCGATGATCCCCTCCGCCTTGAAAGAGATATAATCCTCGATAGTGAGGCCCACCCCTCCCTGCTCTTTATTGTAGGCGTCTTCGAGACCCACCGCGTTAAGGGGGCCGTAGTTCGTGTCGCTCAACTGCTGCCCCGCGTTCTCTTCGGGCGGGAGGATGGAGCGGACCGAAGCGTAGAAGCCGTCCGATCGTACGTTAATCACGCCGTCATCCGTGAAGCCTAGACCGCGGTCCGAGCCGAAGGCCGCGATCTCCGGGACGAAGGTAGTAAGCCCGGGGAAGGCGTAGAAGACTCGCTGGTCCCGTCCGGTGTTCCCCACGCCTACACCGCTCGAAGCCTTCGCGTCCGCGCGGCTCGTGGCGAGCGGCGGCGAGACGATAGCCTTCCGGGCACGGTGACCGGACGCGGTGGCGTCCAGTGCGTTAGATTTCAGAGCGAGCATAATCCTCTCGCTCGTACGCGCGGAGTAGATCTCGTTAATGTCGTACGAGACCCCGGAGACGTCGATCGTAGCCGCGAGCGCGTCTAGATAACGGACGTCCATCTGTGACGAAGAGAGCCGGGAGACGTCCGCCGCGTTCGTAACGCTCCACCCGTCCGCGAGGCTATCGAGAACGCTCGTAAGGGTGCCGGCCGCCGCCGTGGGGGTAGTGTCATCGTCCACCGCCGGGCGGACCTTGATCGTGTACGGGCCGCCGTTGTCGGCTGCTACCGCGGTCGTGGTGAGGGTGATCCAATCCGTGAGGTTCGCGGAGTCGCGGACCCGGGTACCGGCGGGGATGCTCGAAGCGCTCCCGCTCGCCGCGCTAACCGTGGTCCCCGCGGTGAAGCCTAGACCGGTCGCCGTGCTCCCGGCGTCTACGAGAATCGTCCCGGTCGCCGGAGTCGTGGTAGCGCAGAGACGAAGATTCCCGCTCGGGTCCGTGTCCGCGGAGACTCCCGCGAGCGCCCCGAGAATCGAAGCCGCCTCCGCCTGCGTGACTAGATCGATGTTCGCCACGTTGCCGGACCCGGCCGCGAGGGTGAGCACCGCCGGGGTGGTCGTGGTGACCGTAACGTCTCCGGGGGTGGGCTCCGCCTGCACTGCGCTAGTGAAAAGCACGTTAGCGTCGCCGGTCGCCGTAAGGTCCGCCGCTCCGGAAGCCGCGAACGTCACACCCGGGACCCCGAGAGCTTGCACCGCGGAGAGAAGCGCGTCCCGTAGCTGAGTCACGGTCTCCGCTCCGGTCGCGACGTAGCTACCGTCGAAGTCCGTAGACGCCCCGAGCACGGTAACCGTAGTCCGAAGCGTGTACGTCCCCGCGGTTACGCTCGTCACCGTGTAAGTGTCTAGCTGTGGAACCGCCGCGGTAGGAAGCCCAAGCGTAGCGCGAGCCGTTCCGCCCACTACTTCGATGGTACCGGAGTAGCCACGGATTACGGAGTCGAGCGCGAGCTGACCGCCGGAGTCTCGCGCGATGCTCGAAGCGGTGGCCGCGTTGATTCGGTCGATAACTTGCGCGAGCGATTGATCCGCCGCGGTGAACGTCACTACCTGAGTCGGGCCGCCGTCGATCGAAAGCTCTAAAGTCTCGCCGCCGGTGAACGTGGTGGGGAAGGTCCCGCCTGTACCGGTGATCGTTCCGACCGCCGCGTTAAACGTGGCGGTGACCGCCGCGGCTCCGTCTACGCTCACGCTGAGAGTCTGAGCGGGCTCTAGATCGAAGGGAGCCGCTCCACCGGTGAGACACGCGAGGCGATTAAAGGTCACCTCTCCGCCGCTGTTATCAACGCGGGAAACGATTAGCCCGGCGAATCGCTTATTCCGTAGCGCGATAAATCCGTTCCCGTTCCACACGTTAGCGTCGTCGCTACCCGCGCTTCGCACTGCTACCGGGTAACTATTCGCGGCCCCGTTCACGGTAAAGCCGAAGCCTCCGAACTTGTCCTCTAGGTCTGTACCGCCGAAGACCGCCGTGGGGGATTCAAGCTCCCCGTCCTCGAACTCTCCCACGATCGCCACGGTGCCGGTGCCGGCCCCTAGCGGGGTAGCGGGGGGAGCTAGATCGATCGTATTAACGCTCTCGATATTTCCGAGAATGTTAAAGCCGGGGAATTGGGTAAAGACTCGCTTAAAACCTGCCATGGTAGGGGTATCTCTTTCCGAAGGTTAGAGGGGGGCGCGCTTGTCTAGGCTAGACACGCGCGCGGAGAATCGTCAAGACGTAGAGACGTCGAAGCGGGGGGGACGGATGCACGTAGGAGAAGCCACGAGGGAGACCACCTCGATATCGGCAGAGAATCGCGCGATGAGGGGCCACATATTCGATCGAGCATTGTCGGGGGTATCCTCGTAGGTGATACCCATCAAATCGAAGCGCGCCACCCGATCGAAGTACCACGGGACCACCACGCGCCGGCCGCTCCGCTCGTCTCCGGGCTCGTGGAACGCCTCGATTAAGCCCTTCCGTACCGCGCTACGTTCGTCCTTATCCGCGACCCAGAACGCGACCACCATGCGGGCGGACACCTCGTAGATCTTACGGAGCGCCGTCCCGGGGGCGTACACGTCTAACGTGTCTTCGATTAATTGCTGTCCCGAGAGCGCCCCCGATAGCTGTAGGTCTTGCTCGGTAGGTGCGTAGATCGTTGCGCTCGGGATTGGTACGGAGTCGTCTTCGCTCTCCGGCCAATCGAGAAAGATTCTAGTGAATCGAAGGGTATTCGATTCAATTTTACCGCTAGTCACGAGCGCGCGGCGGTCGATAGTCGTGAACGTGAGACCGTCCAAGATCAACCACATCCCAAGCTGTAGCGCCGTGAAATCGTCTACGTAGGTCCGTTGTAGTAACGGCACCTCCGCGGGGTAGATCGTTTGTACCCCGGCACCTAGCTCCGAGCGCGGGACTAGGGTCCCATCCGGGTTCACGTACACGTCCGGCCATACTTCGGAACGGCTCACGGCTTCCCACCTTTCGCGCTCACTGCTCGGAGCGATTTCTTAATCTCCCGCTTCGCTCTCTTCTGGATCTTCGGCATGGTACGGAGAAGAACATAGCGCCCCGGCGTACCCTTCTTCGCGATCTTGAGAGCTACGAGCCGGGCGAAGCGGCGCTGGGCTTCGTCCTTCTTCTTCCCGCGGGGTGCCTTCGGCTGCTTAATCCCTTTCCCCTGCCGCTTGCTCGCCACCTTAGACTGTGCCGGGGTCTTCTTCTTCCCGCTCTTCTTCCCCGGCTTCTTCTTCTTAATCTGACCGGATGCGTCGAAGCTAAATCGCTTAAGCCGGACCCACGGGAGAATCCCCTCCGTCTCCGAAGAGAAGGGGGGCATCTTGCCGGGGCGGCGTCCCACCTCCACGAAGTACGAAGCCAGCGCGCTGTTACCTAAGATCGCTCCGCCGCGGGTCTTCTTCACTACCCACGAATTCCGATAGGTGTAGGAAGCCTCCGGCTTCGGGTTCGTGATGGACATTGTACGCACCACCGCCGTGTGCCCGAATCGAGCCGTACGCACGAAGGCCCCGCGGACGCCCTTATCTAGCGCCTTCGATAGCTTATCCATCGCGAGCGGTAGCTGGCTCGGCCTGGAAACGATCACGCGACGGAAGCCCATAGGTTAAGTCCGTAGGGAAGAGATCCGGGGACGGACCGCGTTCGTATCCCGCTCCGTCTGGTAAGAGCCATCGCGGTCCGGGACTCCGATAGGCGGCGGCTCCGTCCGCGCGCCTTCCTGATCCGTTAGCGTAATCACGTACTGGAAATTCTCCGCGTCGTAGTAGGGGAGACTCGCGGGGGTGAAGCGCCCGGGGACCGAATTAGGATCGGAGGGGCACCGCTCGCGCCGCTCCACCTCGTAGAAGAATTCGACGTCTGGATCTCGCGTCCGGTCGTCGATGTACCCGAACAATTCGCGCCCGCTCACCTGAGCCGGAGAAATCTCCGTTAAGACGATATCTCCGCTTGCTCGCATCCCGGAGAACGAAGACTCCCAATCGATCGCGGCGGTGCTCGATACGAGCACGGGAAACAACTCCACCCGGCGAAGCTCTTCCGCCCGTTGCTTCCGGTCCCGCTTGCGCCACACGAGCCACACGCGATAGCCCCGGAGCCCTAGATCGTGGACGATACCCCGCGCCCCATCTACCGCCGTCTGTAGGCACACCCCGAGAGAGCCCACGAGATCCCCGTCTGTGTTCGGTACGTTCTCGGGACCCGGGCCGCATATCCCGGGGGCGGGTACGGGCTGCCCCGTCTGCGGGTCTATGACGGTCGTACAGTCGCCGCCTGCACAATCGGAGGGTACCCGCGCGGAGCATCCCTCGAAGCGGTTAGGGGCCGGCGCGCACGGATCGCGCCTAGGCTTCGAGCACGAACACGAGCCCGAACACGAGCCCGAACACGAGCCCGAACACGATCCGCACCCGCTCAATTCTTACCGCCTCCCCGCGCCTTAATCTTCTCCCGTAGCGCGGGCTTCGTGTACTTCGCGGAAGAAGAGCCGCTCTTCTTCGCGTTCGCCACTATGCACCCCCGAGAGGTGCCGCGAGTAGGCGCACGGTAACCGCCCCCGCGGGAGCGCTAAGAGCCGTCACACGAAGCGCGAACTGGTTCTGGCTCCCACCGATAGCGGCGATCGTTGCGCCCGTGTTGAACGCGAGAGCGGCCCCTACGGTGGGGGTCGAAGCGAACGCGGTAGAGATATCCGCCACGTGTACCGCGAGATCATCGTACTCACCGGAATACCGGACCACCTCGATTAGCTCCACGGTGATCGTCCCGGCACCCGGAGCCACCGGAGCCCCGCCGGCATCCACCGCCACGGGAAGCACCTTAAGCCCGGAGCCCGGCCGTCCGGGCCATGGGGGGATCTGGAAAGCCGTCACGGGGTTACCGGCCGCGTCCGGGAGGAAGCGGGCCTGTGTGGCTCTCCAATCCGGATCCGTCGCGAAGCCGGCGACAGTGAGAGAGCGCGCTACGATCCACTCGTTATAGCGCGGAGAATCGCCGGAGAGGCTCACGATTCACCCTCTCCTTCTTCGCTCTTCTTCTTCTTCGTGAGCTTCTTCGCGAGCTTCTTCGCGAGCCCGGCGGATTTCTTCGCGGGCTTGCTCTCCGCCTTCTTCGGGGCGGCGCTCTTCTCGGGGCTCTTCCCCTTCGTGCTTACGGTGCTATTAGTTTCGATCTTCACGATTCATTCACTCCGGGTTAATGACGACGTACGAGCCGCCTAAACGTTGATGCTTCTTTGAGAACGGATTTTTGTTCACGCCGAAAATATCTACGAGCGCGTCCGTCCAATACGTATAGGTGTCTTCGAGATCCTCTAACTCTTCCCGGCCCCGTAGAATCACGTTCCCCGCGGTGGCTGCTTTCAAGCGTGAGCGCGCCTCCGCTATCTGCTTCTCAGTGCAATCGCACTGAGAGAGCACGTAGCGGAAATTAGGCTCTGCCACCGGGAGGATTTGATCCATCGCCGCTTCGAGAAGAAAGGCCGGGTGACCCGCCGCCGGGAACCCGAGCGCGAGCACGGTAGCGTTCCCGATGTTCGGGAAGCCTAGGTGGTAGCGGGTCTTCGACCGTTCTTCTTGAGTGAGCGCCATAGCTTTACCTTAGTGCGTCGCCGCCTCTCGTAGACGGGCCTCCGCGGCTTCCGCTTCGACACGAGCCGCCGCCGCCTGAGCTAGACCGGACTCCGCGATTGCCTTCTTAACTCGCGCCTCCGCTTCTTCTCGTAGCTGAGCGATCACGGACTCCTGATCCCGGGGCACTCCCACGAGAAGACCAGCCCGGATCCAATCCATGAGATACGGCGAAAGATCCGCGCGGATAATCTCTCCCTCTCGAAGCGTTCGGACTCCGTGGCTCCACGTCCGGAGCACCTCGAATCGCGCGTAGGGATCCTCTTCGATCGCCTTCGTAACGGTCTCCGGGGTGAGCTTGATAAGCTCCGGCGGCCGGGCGATCTCCATAGCCGCGAGTCTCGAATCCTGATCCTCCACCCGAGATCGGAGCGTCTCGCACGTCTCCGAGAGCTTCGAGAGAGTCTCTCTAAGCTCTTCGATTTCTTCGCGGTTACTTCGCTTCTTCTTTGATTCTTCCATGATTTGCCTCCTAGCCCCCTAACAGTATCACGAAGAAGACCGGCCGCGCGCTCGTACGCGGGCCGGTCTCCCGAAGCGGTAGCCGGTCGGCTACTGCTCCGTCTTCACGCCCGGGGCCGCCTTCATGGGGACCATAGGCGCGGAGCGAAAGCGCTGTCCCGCGCGCGCGGGCTTCGTGGTGCCTTTAGCGCTCGGGTCCATGGGCATCGCGTCTGCAAGGCTCGCGCCCCCGGGAGCCGGGGGATCGCACTCCACCTTACAGAGACCACCGCAAGAGTGTACGGGGTCCTTCATTAGACGCACGTCCCGGAGTCAGCCGCGAGAGTCGCTCCGAGACCCGCGGGAAGGGTGAGCTGGAGCGCAGTGTAGGCGGTGACCGCCGCGTTAAAGGTGAGCGTAGCCACCCCGTCCGCGTCGTACGCTACCGCCACCTCTCCGGCTGCCGGAGCCGCACCGGGACCGACGATCGTAAGATTCGTCCCGGCGGGGCTCTCCACGGCGAGAAGAGCGCCGGGGAGATCGTTTACCTGAGTCGCGTTAGAGGCGAGACCAGTACGAGCGTTCGCGGTGGGAATCAGCCCCCCGAGAATGTCCCCGGCGGAGACCTTGCGGAGCATATCCGGGACGCTGGTAGGGTTCGCGAGGTTTAGAGCTTCTTTAGTCGTAGACATTTTCTCTGTTCCTTTCAGTGCTCGTCTAGATTAGTCCTCGGAGCCGCTCTCGATAACGACGGCGCGCTTGAAGCGTCCGCCCAACTGTCCGCCCAAGAGATCGGTGGGTACGCCCCAATCCCCGGACCACGACCACGATTGCGACACCTGCTGCTGGAGTCGATCCTGTGGGCTTCGGATGATGTAGCGGATCCGGTCCACGTTGATCTGGATACCGTTGTTCACGATATTGAACATACCCACCTTACCGGTGTAGCCGGCTTCCGTGAGATAGTCCGCGGTCTCATCGATGTACTTCTCCATGATGGAGCCGCCGCCGGTGATGATGGTACGAACGACGCCCACGCCGGAAGCGTTACGCATCTCGCCGTAAAACTCCGGCGAAGCCACGGCGTCTGTACCAGCGCGGGAAGCGATTAGACCGCTCTCCCCATCGGGGGCGCTGTTAAAGACGTTCGGCGCTTCGTTATTCGAGAAGAAGATACACCCGAGAAGGCGACCGATCGCGAACTCGGCATATCGAAGACCGTCCGGCACTCCCTGATTCAAGCGCTGGAACTCGTTATCGTTGTAGATCTGAGCTTCCGCGATGGGATCAAGGTGGACGTGGTAGTAGCCGTCCGGGTGGGTCGGAACTCGGTTACGGCGCATGGTTGCGACCGCTTGACGGATCTCCTTGAGAGAGATCGAAGAGGTAGAGGTGAGACCGTCCACCGAAGCGGCTCCGCCCACACGGATGATCCGGGGAGCGTCCGAAGCGAGAACCCTAGCGCCGGCCGCGAAGGTAACAGCGGCGGCGAGAGTAAGGGTACCGGGGCCGAAGGGGTTAGCGGGATCGGCCGGGGTAGCGGCGATCACGTTCTGAGACCCGGCCACGCCGGAGATCGTTACGGCCTTCGGGTTAGTGGCGGAGACCGCCACCTCTTCGCCGTTGACGATCGTGGTGGTGAAGCCGTTAAGCATCGCCACGTTCACCGAAGCGGAAGGGGCCCCGGCGTTAGAGGTGAGGGTATCGCCTCCGACATAACGACAAAAGAGCTTGTCTCGGCAAAGCCGGTTCAAGCTCTGCCCGGCCTGTAGTCCGAGCGTCTTCGCGTTGCGAGCGAAGAGGGGAGCGAGAGCGGTACGGCTGCTCGGCATGTGGGTATCGATGGAGTCGCCGTACTGGGCGGCCTGCACTCGCCACTGCTCGAAGCTAGGATTCTTCGGGGCCGGGTCTGCACCGGGGGTAAGAGCCGACACGTTAGGGGCGAGAAGACTCGCGCGGGTGTAAACCTGAACGTCTCCGACGTTAACCTGCCAGCGCTCCGGCATCGCTTCATCTCGGAAGAGAAGCTGAGGGTAAAGCGCGTCGCGGAACTCGCGGACGAGGGTGTTATCCTGAACGATCGGACCGAGGAATCCGAGCGAGGGAAGAATTGATCCAAGGGAACCAGCCATTTTTCGTTACTCCGTGATTCTGATTTCTGAGGGTTAATGCGGGGGTCTAGTGAATTCCATGGAGCCGCCGCCGGTGCTCTTCGTACTCTTGGCGGCTCATTTTCATAACGTCAACCCCCGGCGGAGATTCTTTCGCGGCGGGGGCTTGTGTGGCCTTCTCCACGGGGGCCGTGTTCGGGCGATCTTGCGGGGCTACCGGGCGATTCTCAGTCGATTCACTGGACGCCACGGGGGGGGCTTCTGGTGTTTTCATGAGGTACGCATGGGACCCGAGTACGCGAGCCACCGCGTCCGAGACCGCTAGGTCCGGGTCGGAGTCCACCTCCGCGAGAACTTTAAATCGTAGGAAGTCCATCGCGGCGGCATCCGCTAGAGCGACGTTCGACGCTACGAGCGCCGCGGCTAGGTCTCGCTCACGCTCCACCCCGCGAACCTTCTCCCGGGCCGCCTCCGCTGCTTGCTCCGCCTCTTGCTTCTCCAGACGGAGCCGGTCTACCTCTTCCATCTTCGCGCGCTCCGCTTCCTTCTGCGCGCGCTCTTTCTCTTCTTCCACCGCGCGAGAAGCCGCGAGCTTCGCGGCCTTGCGGATCTCCGCGCGTACGTCGTCGCGGCCTAGGATCGCGTCTAGGGCCTCCGGCTTAGGGGGCTCCGCTGATACGGGCTCCGGGCTCGGAGCGCTCTCGGGGGCGCTGGGAGCCTCTACGGGGGCCGCTTCTTCGGTCGTCTCCGGGGCGGTGGTCACTTCGGGGGGTGCTTCGGGTGTAGGTGTTTCGGATTCCATGATTCTCCTAGCCCGTCGATTCTACGTCTTAGCGCTCTCCGCGTCTAGCCCGCTATCTACGGAGGGGATACGTTGCGGCCACAACAAATGGCCGCACACGAAGCCGGAAGCGAACGGGATCGCGGGGTGGCGCTGTACGACTCCGAGAACGAAGCGGCTAAAGGTAGCGTCAACGCCACCGCGAACCACCGCGATTATGTCCACCACTACGAACACGAGAACGACGGCGATAGAGCCGGCTCTCCAAAATCGATTAAAGTCTAGGGTCATAACCCTAGGTATGGGGCCGCGGCTGAATCCACGCCAGCCTGATCGAGCGCAGCATTTACGGCATTAATGAATCCCTGAGCGTATGCGCGTTCCGTGATCACGGCATCTGAGATCGTTGCAACGGCGTTCGTAAGGTCCGAAGAGCTAGTGAGATCATAAGACCCCATCTCGTCCGCGGTGGTCACCGTGAACGGATAGGACACCAGCCCCCGGTCATCTAGGACGGTTAGATTCCCCCAATTGATCTGGCTAGTTGTAGAGCAAGAGAAGAGATTACCCGAGCCCGGCGGATACTCCGCGAGTACATCATAATCGAGACGTTCCGCCCGTTGATCCTTGATCTGGCTGATCATGAATTCTTTATATTGAATCAGCGTCAATGAATCGTCCGTCATACTCGCCACCTTAGCTTCACCGTGAACGTAGTATCCCTCGCATCATCATTAGACACGAACGCCTGTAGGCGTACGTCCGCCGCGATATCTACGTTAACCGATAGGTCTTTCCCTTCGGTCGTACTGTTATTCGGTACCTGAATCCATGCGTTCGTATTACTCCCATCCGTGCGGACGGTGTAGCGGGGTTGATCGTTCCCGCTTCGCCGCACGTACGCGATCTCAGTAATCGTAGCGTTCCGCGTGACCAGATAACCTCTGTCCGACGCCAACCGAAGATTCCCGATCTTCATGTACTGATTATTTACGCGACCGTTGTTCACGAACGGCGCTACCCATGCCTCCGTCGAAAGCCACTTAGACCGCCCCGCGTCGTAGGTCATCTCCATCCCGAGCGCGGTATTAAAGTACCGGTCGCCGGCTGCCGGTGACGGACTAGACGGATCGGTGGCCGATGCTCCGTAGTGACGAAGGCCGCTATCCTTGATCACCTTACCCGTGGTGCCATCGAAGACGGCTACACCAAGATCTACGCTGCTAGATGGGCCGGTAACATCTCCCCCGCCACCTCCGCCCGGGAGATCGCCTATCGCCACTCGCTTCTTCGCGTTGCTCGCGGCGCTGTCCTCGATAAGAACTAGATCCGCCGCGACCGGAGAAGCCTTCGCCGGTACGCCTGCGATCTCTCCGGCTACGTCCGTATGGACTGCGTTCTCTCCCACGCTCGCGGCCTCCGGGGTGGGTATGTTCGCGAAGATATAATCCGTATCGAGTACGAGCACCTCCCCGCTCTGCGCAGACGAGAGATTAACCACCACTTCGTTACGTGGGTCGGAGGTGCTAGGGATCACCGTCTCGATTAGATCGTTTCGAGCTACGTCCCCGACACGAACTAAGACCGCCACCTGTAAGCGGTTTAGGTTATGGGTAACCGTTACGACCGCCGTAGAAGAGAAGGACGTGGAAAATAGCTTATCAAACGATCCCGCCATTAGATCGGAGCCCCTTCCGAGAACGCTACGCCGGAGATGATAAGCGCCCACACGGTTACGTCTTGATTCGGCGCTCCGTCGTTGTCCATCTCGAACCGCACGAAGCACAGATCGTCTTCGTAATAGCTTGATATCGAGAACGGGCCGAACTCCTGCTCGTGCGCGCGGTTGTCAAGCGTAGCAGGCAACGCCGCGCCGGCCGTTAGATTCTGCGTATCGCTCTGTCCTGCTTTGGCGGTAAGTAGCTCGGTATTCGCCAACGTGCGCGGGACGGGTACAAGCCCTCCCGCGGGGTCGGCTACCCGCGCACCGCTAACCTGCGTCGGTAAAAACGAGAGGATGCCCTGCGGCGCGGCGGTAACAGGTTGCGAACCCTGTAAGGAGTACACCACCTTCATCGTGATCGGGTACGCCGTACAGATCCCGTCTTGTAGAGCGAACTGAAAGTAGATCGCGTCGCCGTTGTTATTCAGCCTCGCGTTCGGTGCGATCTGATTCCAGCCCGTGGGTAAGCCACCGGACCCCACCGGGATGTTACTAGTCACCACCCCGCCCGACTCACCAAAGATGTTGCCGCCCGCGCTGATCGTCGTGCGCCACAACGCGAGCCCGTGAGCCACGCGCTCGCCTTCTTGGTTGAACTCGCAATGCGACGGCGAGATCTTCATGCGCTCGAACGTGGGGCCCGTGGTGAGGTTCGACGTGATACGCACGCGCGCCCACCTGCCCTGAATCCCAGAGTGTGTTGTAACCGGCCACGCGGTACCGTCGGGTAGCACGGGGTCTGCGGTGCCGTTCCCGCCGAAGACTCCGAACCGTATGTCCTCGCCCGTCGTTGCCGCACGAAGGAACACGTCCTCGCCGTACCGAAAGTCGGTCTCAATCGACACCGCCTGAAAGCCGACCACCCGCCACGTATTCGCCGCTATGCGTACCTCGAAGACGTAGGAGCCGCCTGTGCTGCCGACGGTCTGGAACATCGCGATCCCCCAGTACGGTAGCGGCGTCCCTGCCTGATCGACGCGCGTAGTTGTGAACGCGATGGAGTGACCCGCCGTGGTGCCTTGGAACCCGAAGGTCGAGCCGCTGATACTCTGTGCCGCGGCCGTCTCTTCTACGAAGTTCGCACCATCTGAGCCGGGAGCCGCGGTGCCGTCCGTGGTGAAGACGCGCATCCCCTTCACGTAGCTTCTGCCGCGTCCCGCGTTTAGGGATGCTCCCTTCTCGGGAAAGCCGAATGACACCTCGGGGCCGAAGACGGTGAACTGTGGCCGCTCGATATCGCTTCCCTCTTGGAAGTGTGCGATCTCGAAGTCTGACTGAAGCGCGGCGGGTGGGAACGAGTAATCAGACGAGTGTGATGTCGTAACCTGAAACAACGAGTTCACACCCGTGAGTCCGGGGTCGAGCAAGAAGTCGAAGCCGCCTGCACCGTGAACCATCTTGCCGCCGAACAACCCGACCGTCACGCCGTCGCTTTCGACGTGCACCATGTTCGTCGCGTTGGTTATGTTCACACCGAACACGAGCACGGTCGCATCGCCGTCTACCTCGATCGCGTCCACGATGTTCCCATTGCCTACATTGAAGTCGGCAAGCTGGAGACGCCCCGTGGTTCCCTCTGCTCTTACTCCCGTCGCGAAAGATCCCGCGGTCGGCGGGAAGTGAATGCCCTCGGCAGCGATGGTGCCTGCGGTCGTGAGCATCCCGATCCCGACACCGCCGTAATCGAAGCGAAGCTCTGCGGCGATGATCTTACCCAGGCCGGTCTTCTTCATCCCGATGCCTGCACCGGTCGAAGCGTCGCCCTGGAACTGTAGATCGTAGGCGGCGGCGGTTAGCGTTCCGCCGACGCCGTTATAGGTGAGGCCCGCGAATGACGAGGACGTAGGCACGCGAACCCGCACACCGCGGATCATCGCCTCATCCGAAAGCGTGATGCAGTCCGCGGCGGCGGCGTAGTCTCCGATGGTCGTGACTTCCCACGAGCCTTGACCGATGAGCGACACCCCGCTGGGTATAGTCAGCCCGCTCTCAACGTACACCCCGGGGCGCACGATCACCGTGTCACCTGATCCCGCTACCGCGAGAGCGGCGGATACGGTTAGGAACGGTAAGTCTTGCCGCCCGCTCGTTCCGGTCCCGTCGTCGCCATTAACCTCATCCACCCATACCGTGTTACCGGTAGGGATGGATGAGACCGCGCCGGAGATCGAATCGCCCGCTTGAAGCTGCTCGATCTCCCCGTCGGTCATGACGAGGGGAATCTTAACGGCCACGGACTAGAGCTTAATTCGTCGGCGGATCATGAGAAGAAGATCAGTCGAGTCGATAGCTTCTCCAAGCTCCACGACGTAGCGTGTAGCCGTGGTCGGGATAGATGCCTGGTCCACGACGCGGCCGGGGGCCGCATCGCTCAGGTAGTACTTCGTCCCCGCGGTGAGCCCGCCCGTAGTGCCTGCAACGGCATCCCACTCGGCGGTGGTCAGCGTGACCGTGCCGTTAAAAATCACGGTGCCGGTGTTCGTAGCGGTAACCGCCGTCGCGGAGAGCCCGGCTACCTCGCTGGTACCGCTTGCGGTTGCGTTAGCTTGATCGACGCTGCTCGCGCCGTCGATATAGACGGGTTCGCCTGCGATTACTGTAGAGGTAAAGGTAGCCTCATACGAATCGGGCTGGACGTCGATACTATCGCCAGCCTGAAGCTGCTCGATCTCACCGTTGGTTAAGACTAGAGGTTTCTTGATTGCCATGGTCTGATTCTTTCGGGGTTAGAGGAGGATCGGATTTCGGGGGTCTACGTCTAGAGTCGTACTCGTGACGGCTTTCCCTACCTTAGCGGAGAAGACTCCCGTACCGCTAGGGGGTGACGTAGTAATCGCGCCGGCGGTGGTAGTAGATAGGAAGTAGGGAGCGCCGGGGGTAAGCCCTCCGATCTGCCCCGTGATCGCGTCCCACTGAGCCGCTGTAAGCTCTAAGGGTCCACCGGTTACCACTGTAGCCGCGACCGTGGGAGCCGTGGTCTCCGTAGAGAACCCCGCGAATCTCGCCTGTGGGAAAGAATCACCCTGGGCTAGTCCGAATCTTCCCGTGTTCTTCGCGTAGACCGGGGAGCCCGGCACTAGAGGATCGTCTGTCTCCGCCACGATAGGCGCGAAGCCGGGGGGACCCTGCGGACCCTCCGGCCCGGGTGGTCCCACCGCGGACACTTGCACGGTGAGAGCTTCGATCGGCTCCGCGCATACCACTACGTCCGAGACGGATAAGCTCAGATCTAGTTCCGCCCGGTGAACTTCGACGCATGGATCACACCCCCCCATGGTCCCCCTACGTGTTCGGAGTCACGTCCCGAACGAATTTGATCGTGCCCTGTACGAGCGTCTTACGGAAGGTCCCATCTATGGAGCCGTCCGAGATCTGTAGGTCCCACACTCCAAATTGCGGAAAGGTCTGCGTCTGCTGCCCCGTAGCCTCTACGGTTATATCCCCCACCGTAGGCCCGGTCGTGGACTCGTCCACGGTCACGGTTAACTCAGTTACTACGGGATAATCGAACGCCTCCCGAATCGCCGCCCTCCCTACCTTACCGTCTAACGGTACACGCTTACCGCGATCTTTTAGGGTGATCACGAAGTAAACCGAGTCGCCGCGCACCACCGGTAGGTCTAGCCGTTGGGGCTTCGTAAGTCTTTCGAGTAGATTCGGGGTGCTCACGGATTAATACTCGATTCAAGTAATCGACGGGCCGGGGGCCTGCGGGTAGAGGCTAGGGTCTGCCCTAAGACTACACGAGCGCTGTGCGCCCGTCACGACGCCAGACAATCGACCCACGGATTAGGGCACACCCCGCGGTAGTGGCGGATTCTCGCGCTTGCCTACGAAGCCACCCCCGCCACCGGACGATGCTCCGATCACGAACGTCTGAGACGGATGATCGAAAGATGTGCTCCGCGCAATCGGCGGATCGGGGGGGAGCGGGCGCGTGGTAGGTGGAACGATCTCGGCCATGGTCTAGTCCTACGGGTGCGGTGTGGTGCCGTCCCAATCCAGTGAGAAGCCACCAAGGTTTATGCTGGCTCCACCGTCCTCCACCGACCAGCCGATCCGTGTGAGACCGTCACTCGTCCACCGCGCGCCGGTGGCCTCGCTGGTGACGTTCACATACCTGAGCGTTCCAGCGATGTGCTGGTGGCCACCCGTCGTGAAGCCGACGCCCACTGGCGAGCGAGGGTACCCGCCGTAGTCTGCGTAGTTGGGATCCGTGAGATTCCAAGGAGTATTCGATGTAGAAGAGCAAAATGAAAGCGGCCGGCTATCAGTCAAGAGCGTCGTACCATCGACGGGGCTGATCCTGCTCCACGCGGACTGTAGGCCGTTACCGACGATCGCATACTGCGCCGTCCCCTCCGTCCCGTCCGACGCGACGAACGGTCGCGTGTCGCCAGTCGGTGGGTTATCCACCTCGCCCGCGTAGTGCCACCAAAAATCTCGCGCGACGGCGGTATCGTCCGCGATGATGATCGCTACGCCGTTGTCTGCCCATCCGTACCAGATCGCGTTGAGAGAATTGACGTTTGTATTGATCCCACCTGGATCGGTGCAGAGACCGGAGGTGGTCTCTGCGGCAATGGCTGCCTGCGATGCCAGAGCGCTACTCGCCGCGCCGTCGTTGGTCACCCAGTCCTTCGCGGGGATCACCACGTTGGTGTCGTCCATGTCCCCTGCGGTGCCTCCGTTGAACTGAAGGAACCACTGCCATCCGGTGTTGCCGTTGACGCCGGTACCATCGAACTCAATCACGATCCACCCGTTCTGGATGTTCGATGCGTCGGTGCGCCACGTGCTACCCGCATTAAGGCCGTCTATGGTGCCGTCACTTGAAACAGTGCGCAGACCATACGCACTGTCCCATGCCTCTACCACCTTCACGGTGTTCCCCGCGGTAGCGCCGTTCCACCCGGGTCCGCGGGTAGCTAGGTCGCCTTGAGTCTCGCCGGTGATCCACCGAATGAATTTAATCATCCGCGACGAATAGAACGCGGTGATCGTGCTGTCCTTGTAGAGTGATGCCGCCATATCTAGCCTGTGATTATCTGATAGATGGAGAAGGTAGCCGCCGCGCCGCCGCTATTATCGATTGTGTAGTAGATGGTGTCCGCCGCTAGATCTGTACCGTCGTCCGCGAGGAGGTAGGCCGGTGTCCGGTCTACGAAGTCCGACGTGAAATCATGATCCGGTGAAGCCGCCGCGGGTGCTTCATAGATTAGTTTAGTCCTAGCCACGTCCGAATAGAACTTAACCCGGCCGTCCGTTACTGCGCTCGCGGATACGCGGAGGTAGCCCTGTGTCCCCTTCGGAAGCCCGATCGCAATCGTTCCGTTACCACTAGCCCCGGACCCTACTGCTATCGTCGCCGGGGTTAGACGGCTATCGTAGGCCGCCGCGGCGTATTGCTTAGTTACGAAATCGTTCGCGCCTACGGGATTAGCACCTCGAACGGTCTGGTACCCGCCCAACCCGTTAAGATACTCGAATTCGGTAGTAGCCGTGATCGCTGTGACTCCCTCGAATCTAACGCCGTCGGACGAATTGGCATCGATCGCGAAATCGGACGTCCCCGCGGCGGTCAGTCTTAGCTCCGAATTGAGAGACTGAAGAGATACGGACCCAGTAACCTGAACATCGAAATCCTCGGTACCGGATACCTGTAAGGCCCCGACCGCGCCGGACGTGACGATGGTGGGGCCCGCATCATACGCGCCCTGTAGTGTGGACCCCCCGCCCCCACCGCCTACGGCAACTGCTTGAATTAGTCGCGTCCACCGGTCTAGGTCTTCCCACCACCCGGTGGTGTTCGTGACGGGACCCGCCCCTAGGTCTACGGTCCAATTCGCCTCCCCGTCTTCCCCGATTCCGATGTATCGCGTATCGAAGCTCTGGACGCCTATCGTAACCGTGGGATTTCGGACCGCGGCTAATAGCTTATCCGTCTCGCCCGTACGGCCTTCGTTCACTGCGAGGGAGACGACGTACGTACCGGTTACGTCCGGGGTGAAGACCGGAGCGGCGGCGGTTACATTCGAGAGCGTAGCGGTAGAACCCTTCGGGGGCTCTAGCTTCCATCGCCACGATCGAACGCCTTCGTCGTTAGCGTTCCGAATTGCGACCGGGGATCCGGTCGCGATATCGTCCCGGCTCTTCCCTGCGGCACCTGCTACGCCGCTCTGTTCGATAACAATCGAAGCGCTCGCCATGGGTCACACCTCTAGGCCAGTTACGGCCCACTCGATATCCCCGGACCCGCTCGTCACGGACACTCCGGTGATTCTTTCATCGTCCGCGGGTTCGATGATTAGAAGCCCCTTCACGGGGTGGACCGTCGCGCCCTGCGTCGCGTAGGCGACGGAGACGTCTAAGGGTCCGCCCGATACCACTCGAAGATAGAGTAGCGTCCCCTCTAGATTCGCCGGGAAGGGAAGCGCGACCGCCCCCCCGCTCGCGTCTACGGACGCTAGATTCTGGGAGATCTCTAGGTAGGCGGATCGGTTCGCGTCGAGAATCGAGAAGGAAAATCCTAGACCCGCGCTCGTGGTAGAGCCGGGACACGTCGCGGAATCCTGCCGTACGTCGAGATCGCCGGAGAGCGAGACGGATAGACGGGTAGCCATGGCACTAGGCTACACGCTCGCCGGCCACACGTCACCACGTCCCGGGAATCGCCGTCTGCCGCGGAGCGTACGGAGTGTCCGGGCCTATCTCATTCCCCCACGACGTCCACCCGTGGCGCTTCACCCTCGCGAACATATCGAGACGGGGCCGGTCGTCGCCTACGAGACGCTCTAGACGGTCGTAAAAGAGATCCGGTTTCTGCGAGTGTTTACCTACGGGCGCTCTAAGATACTGCGATTCTTTTAGAGAATGAATCGGGAAAGGCCGCCCCGTCTTTACGGTGGTAGCCACTAGAACCAATTCGGCCATCGGCTTAACGAAAGTCGGCTGTACGCCCTTCCCCTCGATAATCCCTCCGTCGCTCCGGCGGGTCTTTAGCCATATCCACGCCACCCCGCGGTAGGTAAGGCCCCACGCTCTGATTATGTCGATCGCATAATCGAGACGCGGACACGTAGCCCATAGGAAGAGCGCGGAGCGATCTGACATAACAGAGCGCACGGGGAGCGCCGCTAGTTCTTCCTGGGTCATGACCCCGTAGTGATTCCTCGCGCTGTTAGTGTGGCCCGGCTTCGCGCTGTACCACCACGGGGGATCCGCTACTACGACGTCGAAGGGTCCGGGCGGGAGAGGGTTCACGCCTTCTCCCCCTCTTCGAGCACTCGCCGGGCCACGTCCGCTTTTAATATTCGGACGATATGGGGCCACTCCCGCGAGATTATATCCGGGACGTCTTCGGCCTTCTCCACGTACCCGACCGCGAACACGGAGCCCCCTCCGTACCTTGCATCGCCGGAGCGATTTACCACCTTCACCCGTACGAGATCGTCCACCGCGAGTAGATCTATCTCTACCCCGAGCGCTAGACTAATCACTTTGTCTTCCTCCGGCTTCGGCATGGTCCCCTCTTACGCGAGCGAGTCTCTTCGCGCGAGAGAGCAACCCGGACTCTTCGCAAGAGTCGCACGAGAGCCACACGAAGCCGCGACCACACGCGACGCGGGCCACCCCTCGAAGCCTCCATAGCTTCGAGCGGAGCACGATCACCACGCGCCCCGAACCGCGACACATGGGGCACGGTTCGGGGATGGTAGTCACGAGATCTTAAATACCGAGTGATCCGGTGCTACGTAGAAATCGATCACGCCTTCGGTGGTATCGCACTTCGCGAGTACGCTCTCCACGCCGTTCGCCTGCGTAGTCCGTGCTTCGAGCACCCGCCCTTCGGGTTCCTGTAGGGTCATCCTTACCCGGTCACCGGGTCGAACCTCGCTAGCTGGAATCACGTCACACGATTTCAGATCTATGTTTCGGCGCATCCGTCTACCCTACCAGTCTTCCCGGCTCGTGATCGCTTCGAGCGATACAACGCGGACGCGGACGCTCTTAGAGACGATCCTGATAGCTCCATCCCGGAGACGTACTACGGTCCGCGCCTTCGGGGATTCGTTATCGATCAAGATCCACGCCGCGGACTCTTCGCTTAAGGTCTCCGGCTCCATGTCTTCGGGGTGGATGTAGACGGTCCCTCCGGTGTCCACGTCTCGGATCTGATCGGGGTAGCTGTTAGGTAGGATCGCGGGTGCTCGCATTCTCCCCCCTTACGCACTAGCGCCGCCCGTGAGCGCCGCGAGTCTCCGAGACCGCCTACGGGACCCCTCTAGCTTCGAGCCCGTATAAGGCTTCCTAGGGGCTCCGGTGCCCGTCGCGCATTTATCGCGTTTTTTAGTTTTTTAGGTTTGCGCTTATTCGATTCTTCGGGTAGGTTCTCTGTGTCGGGCCGCCACGAACCCCCGCCCGGCAGAAGGAAAGACCAGACCATGTGCTACGAAGACGCCCCCGCTACCCGCCTCCTCGCCACTCACTGCACCATGTGTAGCCGCCCCCTCTTGGACGCTCAATCCGTCGAAGCGGGCATGGGCCCGATCTGCCGTAAGAAGTACGGCGCTCCGGCGCATATCGACGAAGAGAGCCGCAAGCGCGCCAATAAGCTAATCCACGAAGCCGCGGTGACCGAAGACCCCGCACGCATCCCGGGGATCGTTGCGGAGCTTTGCCTGTTGGAGTGTGACGTAGCCGCGGAGAAGCTCGCGGAGCGTTGCGGCGCTATCCGAGTCTCCCAGACGGAGGCCGGCTTCTTCACGGCCGTGAGCCCCTACGATCCGGGCTTCGTCGCCGCTTCCCGCTCGCTCCCCGGCCGCCGGTGGCTCCGCGAGGAGAAGGCGAACCGGTTCGCTCTCGAAGCCATCCCCGGCTTCGTCTCCGCCGCCCGTGAGGCGTACGGAGAGCGCACGATCATCCGTATCGATCGCGGAGACCGCTCCCCGATCTGGACGGACTACGCCGGATTCTCGGGCTTCGCCTTCGAGAAGGCGGAGAAGCCCTTCTCCGCGGCGGCGTCGAAGGTCCCCGTCCACGTCCCCGCGAAGAAGATCGCGAAGCTCACGGGCTCCACGGAGTACGACCCCGCGGACGCTACGAGCCGCTCCGTAGCCGGTGCCGCTCTCGTGGGTGCGCTCGTATCCGGCGGCTTCGAGAAGGTGACGGACGCCCGCAAGCTCCCCCGCGGCTGCCGCGAAGAGGTGTACGAGATGCCCGTCTACCAGCGCCCCGGGAAGCCGGAGTGTGGTCACTTCGTACAGGTGTTCTCTAGCGTCGTGGGTGACGGCTTCCGCTCGTGTGGGAAGGACGCGATCCGCGTCAAGAGCTTCGTCCGCTTCTGGTCTAAGAAGTCCGGATCATGGGAGCTTCGCACGAAGACCGTGGGCCGTGGCCGCCGCGTCCACCGTACCGGGACGATCGAAGAGATCACCAATCGCACGGTGGAGCGCGCTCGGGACTGCTACCGCGCCGCGATGGAAGACTACAAGGCGAACCTGGCTAAGCTGGTAAGCGAGTAGGAGACACGAGGGGGGCTACGGCCCCCCTCTTCGTAGGAGGTAACATGAAGAAGACGAAGACGAAGACGGAGCGAGCCGGAGACCGGCTCTCTAAGGCCCTAGATAGGCTCGCTAAGAGCGAGAAGCGGGTGGCTCGGGGGAACGCGCGTACGGAGACTCTCGCCGCTCTGAGAGCCGTACGGGCCGCCGTAGATAGCGAGTACCCGATCATCCCTAAAGCGAAGAAGAAGCGCGCGAAGCTCACCCCCGCGCTACGCGCTAACCGCTTGCGAAAGCAAGGGATGGTCATAGTAGAACACGAACACGTGAGCATCCTGAGAGAAGCCGGGTGTCGCGTCGAATCGGTGCCCGGCACAGGATACTTCGCGCGGGATTGGGCGGTAGCCGCGGCGAGAGATGGGCTGTGGTTGAGAGAAATTATAGAGCTTGCCCTGAGCCTGAAGAAGCGCCGCGCGTTTATGGCTGAGAAGATGCTCACGGAGGACTAGCCGTAGACGCGGCGGATCGTGGTGGCCGATACCGGTCGCCACGTCTTAGAGCTTCCCCGGTCGAAGGTCTCGATTTCGATTCTCTCACCGGACGGAAGCTCTAGCCAATTCCGAGCGCCGCGAGTCCCCGGAGAGATAAGCGCTAGATCTTCCAGCGCGGAGACCGTAGCCGGGTCGCTCTCCGCTAGAGCTTCTTCGGTGCGTCTCACCCCGTGGAGAACGGTCGTATGGTCCCGGCGGAAGAATCTCCCGATAGCCGCGAGGCTCCACCCCCTCCGGTGTAGGTCGTACCATACGGACCACCTCGCGCTCGTGACAGTGCGGGAAGAGACCCCGGCTACGATAGCCGCGGCGGCGGTGCCCCACGATTCCGCGGAAGACTCCGCGAGCTTCACCACGAGCGGAGCCGGGATCCGGCTAAGCTCTCTCAAATCGACACCTCTCGCACACGAGCACCGTGTACCCGTGCCCGTCTCCGTAGACTACGGAGACGAAGAATCTCCTACTCCCCGGACATATCCCCGCCCTCTTGCGGCACCGTGGGCACTTCTGGAACGGTCGGGCGCGGACGGGCCATATGGGCGGATACTCGATCACGGTTGCCATGCCTACCCCTTACGCTCCGCTCCGAAAATCGATAGCTGTCCCGCTCGCTCCGCCCGCTCCGGCGGCGCTTCGCTCCCGGCGCTCTCCACTGTCACGGAGAAGCCCGCTCGCGCGTGCTCGATACGGTCCCGCGTCGCGGCTACATGCTCGGGGTCTAGCTCGAAGCCTAGGAAGCTCCGCCCCTCTGCGACCGCCGCTACGCCGATAGTCCCGCTCCCCGTGAACGGGTCTAGCACCACGCGCCCCGCTCCCTTCGGAGCCACGAGACGGACGAACCAGCGGCACAAATCGAGAGGCTTCGCGGTAGGGTGTCGATTCTTACCCGAGAGCCCCGCGCTCTTCTCCCTTACGGACGGCTTCGCCACGTAGCGGAAGGTCGGGAAGAAGCGCGAAGCTCCGCCGCCGTCTTCGATCCCCGCGTAGTCCACGTCCGCCCCGCTCCCCCATATCCCCGCCTCCGAGTGACTAGCCACGCGCCCGGTCTTAAGGTGCCCGCTCTGCGAGTCTATCTCTCTCACTGGGCACCCTTCGACGCACCGCCACACCTCCCGCGTACCCGGTCCGGTGCTCTTGCTCTCGAAGCTCTCACCGGCTGCCCCTCCGAACGGCTTAGCGCCGGAGTCAAATCGGTTAATAACATAGCCCGGATCTTCGGCGGTCCCTAGGTGCTCGCACCCCTCCGCGTGGGAGAGTACGAGATTCGCGGGCCACCTCCCCGCGTCCGTCGTGGTCTCTTCGACGTTGATAGCGCCCGTCCCCCACCGTAGGAAGTTACGGGCCACCGTCGCGTTCTGTCCTTCGATGCGCTCTAGCGGAGCGCGTACGAGATACCAGAACTCCGCGGCGGGTTTTAGCGCCGTCCCTAGACCCACCGCGCTCCGTGCTTCTTCGGACGCCGGCGCGGTTAGGTCGTAGTCCGCGCTCTGCCCCTTAACCATCCCGTGGTCCTTAGACCCCTTCCCGAATCCCGCGGTCCCCTTCCCGGTCACTTCCCGCCGGTACCAGTTCTCTCCGGGCTTCCCCTTCTGTCCGTTTAGCTTCCACACGAGCGCGGCGATCTCTTCCGGCGGCTCCGCGTCTAGCACCTCGAAGAGCTTCGCGATCTGGTCTAGCCGCGGCACCGCGGGCTGGGACTTGCTCGTAGTCCAGTGTCCCGCCATACCCACGAAGCCGAAGGCCCTATCTATGTCCGCGTTCGTGAGCCCCTTCGCGTCTCTCGCTTCTCGAATCCACGCGGTGACCCGGAGCACCTCTTCTCGATCGTCCCTCATGCGGTCCAGCGCCTTCTCCACGCTGTGATTCTTCGGGAAGCCTTGCCCGTACAGGTGGGAGATCACATCTCGGATCTCGAAGCCCGCCGCTTCGATAGCGCGCGCGGTATGGTGCGCGGTCCGTGGTAGCGCCCACACGAGACCATGCGACCCCGGCTTAAGCACGCGGAGCGCTTCGGAGAAGATCTCCTCTAGCCACGTCTCCCACGTATTCCAGTCTCCGCGATTCGAATCCCACGATTTACCCAGGAAAGAGATCCCCGCGGGAGGATCTGTAATCATCGCGTCCGCCGAATTGTCCGGCTCTTTACGAAGACCTTCGAGACAATCTCCGAGCACTACGCGAACGCTTGCGCCTTCTTTTGATTCGTCCACGTTCACACGTTACGCGCTTTCGTGTCTCCGTGTGTGGCTTGCGTCCTACATGAGCGAGCCCCCACACTAGGGAGGGAAGGCACGTATGACTAAGCCTAAAGAAATCACGATAACGATCGGTGGCCGTCTCTTCCAGCTATTGGAACGCACGTACGACCGGGCTAAAGACCGCCCCGAGAATCTTAACGTCCCATCTATCTACGATTTCGCTCGTAAGCTCTTAGGTGATCGTCTCGTGAGCTACGCGCGGGAGATCGGGGAGATTGACGAAGACTAGCAAGCGCCGGCGTAAAAGCCGCCTGGTTATGGTGCTCCCGGACCTTCACGTCCCGCACCACGACCCCGCCGCGCTCGGGTGCGTTCTAAAAGCGTACGAAGCTCTTCGCCCCGAAGAGGTGGTGGTACTCGGGGATTGGCTCGATTGCGAAGCCTTCTCTAGCCACCCGCGTAGCTCTATGGGGGAGCTTATCGCGCATCGATTCATTGATAACGAGGTGGCCGAATGCGTGGAGATCCTCGATTCTCTACAGAAGTACAGGAACCACCTCGCCTTCGTAGAAGGTAACCACGAGCAACGGGTGGAGAGGTGGGCGGCGGCTCTAGGGAACGACCTAGGTAAAAGCCTCTACGAACTAATCTCGCCCGCTCACCTTCTCTCGAAGGGGCGCTCTAACTTTACGTGGGTCGGTTACACCTCTGAGCTTGCACACTACGAGATCGCTCCCGACTTATGGGCTCTCCACGGGTGGAGCTTCGCGAAGAACGCGGCGCGGATTCATCTAGACCGCGCGATCACGGTCTCGATTGTCTACGGCCATACCCACCGGCAGCAATCCGAGTCACGAAGAGACCCCGCTACCGGGCGCATCCTAAAATCATGGAGCCCCGGCTGTCTCTCGAAGCTGCAACCCATCTACCGGCAGAACATGCCTACGACGTGGGTCCACGGGTTCTCTCTCGTGTACGTGGGAGAGAACGGGTGGACGGAGTACACGATCACGATAGACCGCGGCTCGTGCGTGCTTCCAGACGGGACAGAGATCAAGGCATGACCGTTAAAAGCAATCGATGCCCTGATTCAGAATTCCGTGCGAAGGTCTCGCACCTTCGCACCGTAGCGCCCCCGCCTAAAGGATGCCGAATCGAAGCCCGCCGGGTGCCGCCTTCCGAGATCGAAGGGTGCTCCGGTACGTGCTCGAAAGATGGGCGTGTCTTCACGGTGAAGATCCGAAACGATCTAAGCGAGCAAGAGACCGAAGATACGCTCTTACACGAATGGTCCCACATGCTCGCATGGCGGCCGTACCACCCGCTCTCTGGTGACCATGGGCCGGATTGGGGAGTCTGGTACGCGGAAGTCTACCGAGCCTTCTACGGTATCGCGTAAGCGCTTAGCCGTACCCGCCGATCTTATCTTCTAAAAATTGCATCTCCACATAAGCCACGTCCAGTTGCTTCTGCGTCTTCTTAAGCGCGGCGGTTAGCCGGTCGATCTCGTCTAGCAGTTCGATCACCTCCTCGGGGCTCCACAGGCCGCGGTGGCTACGGGTGCCCTCTTCCGCGCGTGCTCGTAATCCCATAAGCTCTGACTCCGCGATCTCTTTCATCTTCTCCCCCTTACGCCCCGCGTACGCTTAGTCGTATTCCCCGGACGCAAACGCGAAGACCACGATCCCGGAGACTACGAAGACGCTTACGAGGAGTAATAGTCCAGTGAGCCCGGGGAAGATCGCAGATAGAAGCATAGACCCCGCCACTACGACACCCGCCGTTATGGCCGTCACCCACGCGCACTTGCTCTCGTTTTTATTCATCGCTCGTCTTCTCCTCTCGGCGGCCGTCGTTCTCCCAGGG